ATTTGAACTCACAATCTTTCCGCCCCAAACGGAACGCGATAACCAGATTACGCTACACCTGTATAAGTGGTGTAATCAAATACACTAGTTATATCTATTACACCACGATATAACTATTACTTACTCTCTACAAATCGATAGAGTTTTTCAGCAATTTGCATTGCTTCCTCTACGCGATTGTCTGGTGCAATCGGTAATGCTCCCTTGTTGGTTTTTTCAGCCTCGTATCGCAGCGCTTCTTGAGAGAAGTGATAACGACCATCAGCCATTTCAAGTGCCTTGTTAAGCACTTCCCAACGGATTTCATAACCGCTTTTACCTGTCTTTTGTGTATTCGACTTATTCATTGTGTGTGTATGAAATGATTTGCGTTATTGCATCTCATTTCACCGCACATATTGAAGTAAAAATCTATTTTGTCAAGTATATAAAAAAGACTTGTCGTTAGTATCGTATGCGACGCCACGAAGGGACTGCCCTAGTTATGTGTGAAAATATTGGGAGGAATAATGATTACCTCCATTCCAACTCCGATATTTCAGTTATTCAGTCAGATGATACCGTCGCATCATAATGGTTCGCAATGTCATATGTTATTCTACATACAAACCATACCTCTGGTAGCTTCGGTTGGCCAACCTAGGCTTCAGCATAGTACCTTACTTACTACTCGGAGCAGAAACTTACCTATACTCTTCGTATAGATAATGCGTTAGTCCCATTTGATAAGACTTTTTCCGCCACAAAAATGGTGGACCCAACAGGGTTCGAACCTGCGACCTTCTGCTTGCAAAGCAGCTTCTCTACCAACTGAGATATGAGCCCATTATTTGAAAGAACGAGAATAACTATGTACTAGTTTAATAGAAAGTCAACAACATTCTATCATTTTATATATATTTATAATTGTGAAACTATATCTACTAGCTAAAAAAATATTAGAAAATGATTATAAAGGAACGCATAAAGCTCCAAGTAAATCAAACGGCTCTCCTTTACACGACCTTACGCAGATATATCCAGATGACATATACTCAAATAAAGCAGTAGCATATTATGGCGATAGAGCAACAGATTATAGTGACCAGTTGTCTATTAGCATAATGCATAATACCAAAGATAAACCAGACGCTAAAGTAAAGATATATCGTGCAGTTCCTTCAAATATACAAGGAGATATAAATGCGAGTGATTGGGTGACTATCAATAAGCAATATGCAGTTACTCACGGCGAAAGAACACTTGGTGGAGATTATAAAATAATAACCAAAGTTGTGCCAGCAAAGCATCTATATACAGACGCTAATAGTATTCACGAGTTTGGATATGACCCAAGTTAAATGGTGGTAGAGGTGGATCCTGACACCACAACCTGTCCGTTATCAACAGACTGCTCTTCCTTTGAGCTACTCTACCATAAAAACTATTTATAATTCATATATATGAAATATGAATAAAGAAAATGTTATAGTACACACGGTGTGGGTTGGTGACAGTTTAAGCTTAATGGAACAACTCACAATAAAATTATTGCAGCTACACGGTCACGAAGTACATCTTTGGTGTTATGACAAAATAAAAAATGTACCAGACAAAACAATCTTACGAGACGCGGCGGATATAATGCCCAAAAGTTCAATTTTCTCATTTCAAGGAGAATATTTACCATATATTCCAAACGGGGGTATAGGTTCATTAAGTCATTGGTCTGATCAGTTTCAATGTAAGCTTCTTGCTATGGAAGGTGGAATATATTCCCAATTGGATGTAGCTTATTTGGCACCAATTAATTATAACCCAGAATATCTATTTGTTGATATTTTGGATGCAAGAAAAACATTAAGCACTTTCTTGATGAAATGTCCAAAAGGTTCTTCATTTGCGATTGAAGCATACAAAGAATTATCCATGAAAATAAATTATTTAACAATGCCATATCTACATTGGGATTGTTCTATGAATTTGTGTATGGACATACTGGTAAACAGAACAAATATAACCACAAAGAAATGTCGAGAATGTTTTTTGCATCAAAAACATTATTTGGACCTTGGATGTAAAAAAACTGGCCCATTTTTTGGACCTTTCGAATTTCCGAAGGATTTATTGGCAATACACTGGTCGAATGCGACATTGAATGTATATAAAAATCATCCTATACCAAATTCATTTTACGAATCACTATTGAGATTCGTTGGACTAGTTTAGATCAAGATCAGTAAAATCATTGAGTATACCTTCATATCGCTTATCTTGCTTGTATATTTCAAGTATACGTTGATGCTCATAATCACTGGTTGGTATCCATTTAGGCGGTTCACCTTTTAGGAATATAACCGTGTATGCTCTATGTTTATCTACTGCTCTGCGTATTATTATCATATGAATATATATAGTGGCTGTTCCTCATGGATTCGAACCATGACAAAGCGAGTCAAAGTCGCTTGTGCTACCATTACACCAAGGAACAATAATAAACTGGTAGCCCCAGTGGGTCACGATCCCACCTCTCCGCTTTGAAAGAGCGGCGAACTCAACCATTATTCTATGGGGCCAAATTGGTAGGAGTACTAGGAATTTAACCTAGATTACAACGTCCGTAGCGTTGCGTGTTATACATTACACTATACTCCCATAAATTGGTCCCTTCACTACCATAGGAGATCGCCACGGTTGGTAGGACAGCGGATCAGGCTGGTGGCTTCTTCATATGAAGTTGGTGGTGCCGATTGGACTCGAACCAATGTAGACCGTTAGGTCGGGAAATTTACAGTCTCCTGCAATTGCCACTATGCGACGACACCATTAAAATTTTGGCGGGGTGCATCGGATTTGCACCGACTATCTATAGATTGACAATCTATCGCTTGTGCTTCATAAGCTCCCACCCCATAAATGAATTACCAGTGTGGGGCTCTCACCCACCATACACTATTTTTCTCCGTTATGGCCCGAACATATCGTGCACTCTGTTCTTGGAACATTACCCGCTTCTTTTGCCTTGGCTCACGTTTAGCGAATAATGTCCGGCTTATCGGGCGTCGTACCTGTCACTCGGTCTTGCAGAAACGACCCACAAGATTGCTGATGTGTATGCTACGACCGCTAAGACTCTGCGTCTTACTGGTAAAATAAATATGGCACGGACGGAGAGAATCGCACTCTCGTCATCGGTTTTGGAGACCGAGGCACTACTAATATACCACGTCCGTATTAAATGGTGGATCATCACGGTACTGCCCCGTGTTCTCAAGGTTAAGAGCCTAGAGCATCACTTCTTATGCTTATGATCCATAAAATGGTGGGAATGGACGGTTATGCTCCGTCTCACACAGATTCACAATCTGTTATGCTAATCTAATTACATCACAATCCCCATAAAAATGGCTGTCCCAGCACGGTTCGAACGTGCGACCTTGAAATTAACAATTTCTTGCTCTGCCAACTGAGCTATGGGACAATAAATTGTAGAGAGTGTTTGGTCAAGAGTGCTTATTACGCTACATGAACCCATTGCGATATTCCAATGGCTGTACCCTTTACTCTCTGTAAATTTTATTTAAGATACTTTTTGGCCAATGGGGTCAATTCCATTCCAGCATCTTGAAGTTGTTTGACTGCTTCTTTTCTGGTTCTTATCTTGTTTTTTAATCTACCTTCTAGCGTTGGCAATTTGATTTTATTTTTCATATTGGAGTATGTGACTGGAATTGCACCAGCATAAATGTCTTTTGCAGAGACCGCCCTATCTATTTCGGGCACACACATACATAAATTTGGTGCGGTAGACAGGGCTCGAACCTGCGACATCAAGCTTGGAAGGATTGCGCTCTACCAACTGAGCTACTACCGCAAAAATTTTAGTATCTGTTTTTTATACGTTTGGTTGATCTACGCGGCTTTTTCTTTGCCACACAGTCCCCCTTACACCTAAATAATGCCACACCCAGTATAATTGTCAAGGCCGCAGTGAAATATACTACTTTTTCATATGCTACTAATTCATCCAACGCAATTTTTCTTGAATTTTCCGCAGCATCAAACTTGTTATCCAGTATCTTGTTTATGATTTCCGTTACGGGATCTATTAGACGATATAACTCTCCATTATACAGTTGAGCGTGTATTTCTTTTACATCTCCACGCACACTCAATACTTGTATCTTTTTGATATATTCTGTTACTCGCTGTGTGCGTATAAACAACTCTTTGTCGTCTATTGTTTCTTTTCCTTCTACATTTTTCTTGTATGACGTAAGTAAAGTTTGTTGCTGTTGTAGCGTTTTTGTTAGCGTGTTTCTAAACTGATCTAGTGTTATAAGATCGTGCGATACTTTGACTTGACTATCTACAAGCGTAAGACCATATGAGTCAAACAACGGACTAAGTGTATTTGTTACAACCTCAAATTCTTTATACGAATGATCAATCTTTGAACGCAGCATTGAACTTGTGTATAGCCCCTTTGATACAAAAATGGACACAATAAAAAGCATTACAATAATGGCGTGTTTTGATTTCATTTTTTATTGATAAACTTTGCTGGGTTTTTGGATACTTGCTTTGCTAATCTTGCCAATCCTTGTAATAACTCAGGTGATATTACACCAACAACACCATATATTATTGCTTTGGTTAGGCTGGATATGTCAGTTTGTTCCAACATAAACCACGCTATTATAGAGCATATAGATGCAGCAAATATCTTTTTGAGTTGTTCTACCCACGGCATTTTACTGTCGTCTGTAAGTAATCTTGCGACCATTCCTGCCGCACCTACCAGTGCTACAAGCCATCCGCCAGTCAAAAACTCTCTTATCAGGTCTTTATCATCTGCCATATATTTGTATATCTATAGATATAATATATATGTCAAAAAACTATATAAAATTATTTACAATTAGCAAATACGTAATACTACGTATTTCCCATTCCGAACCGCGTGGAGGTTTGTAAAAACTCGGAACACTAAAAGAATATATCTCAACGGGGTTGATTACCCATCTTATTGATATATTCTTTCATTTATAAGAACAATATATTCACTTCGTGCTCACAACAAGTTATCTCTGTCACTATCCTATCCTAAACTTGTTGATTTGCTTCCCACAAAACGGTCCTCTCTATTATGAGTCCGGTGGCTATTTTAACGCTTAAAGGTGCGCTTTTACCTCTATCCCTAACAAAATTGATTTTTCTAAAGAACGACTAACACTCTACACACTTTTTATACTTTGTCAAACACTATTTTCATTTTTCTCCAAATAAAAACCCCACCTTTTTACTGGTGGGGCTGTTTAAGTTGAAAGTTATTTTCTCCTTTTAAGCCACACCAACACCATAGTCACCCCATTGGGCGATCTGGTAGTTTGAACTGTTTGGTCGGCTATTCATTTGTTAATAAATAGTAATATGGTATGGAAATACTCAAAAGTCAATAACTATTTTTAGCGTCTACGGTCGTGATCTCGGCGGTCGTCGCGGCGATTATCACGGGGGTGATTGTTCACGGGAGGACGATAGTTATTTGCCGGTGGACGATTGTTGAAGTTATGACTGGGAGGACGATGGTAGTTGTTTTGTACAACGCAGGGAGGAGAACTGCGAATCTCTGTATATCTGTGATTAGGATATGTATAAACCGGAGTTGGGCGGTGAATTACAATGACTCGGGGAGGGGGGCGGGGGAGGACTCATCACGATAATGCGGGAAGGAGGCTGGCGCACAACTACCTGTCCATACGAAGGATAAAAATCACGATCATAATAATCGTCATATGAAGAATATGTTTCCTGATAAACTGGTTGATGGTTTCCAGAAGTATGATATGTATGGTTGTCCGCAATAGCTCCAGCCACTAATCCCACACCAGCGCCAATTGCTGCGCCCTTCCACGCATTCCCATTATGATGACCAACTACGGCACCAACAATTCCTCCAACAATCGCACCGGTATCAGCATTTCGCCCAAATAAATCAGACTGGGCAAACGTTTGTGTAGCAGACAATAACAGAACCACGGACATTAGTGTATTTTTCATATGTGTAGTTTACTAATAATATATACAGTTATATAAAGTAAAAGTCAAGTACTTTTTTCATTATTGTATAACCGCCTAAACCTTTCAGTTATCTCATACGGATAATAAAAGAAAGTTTGGCCGTCATCAAACTTGATAAAATCAAACTGTGTGTCTTTTACTTGTTTTGTGCCCGTATATGTTGCCATTTTTCCCGTAGGAATATGAACAAGTCGTTCATTTTCAGCGAAATGATGTTCTGCGTATGCGTTTTTCATTCTTTGTATTTCTCCAAGAAGCGGTTTGATATTGTCTTGAAACTCAAGCGGCCTTTTAGCACATCGCTGTGTGTCTCAACTGCTGGACGCCAAACAATACCTTCAGCGGGAGTACCGTTGTTATAGTTCAGTTCATTGGCAATGCTCAAAAAATAATCAACACTCTTGGGCACAATGTCATTACCAAGTTGAATAATATGCACAGTATCTACAATCTTGATGTTATGTTTCTTGCCAAAACTAATCAAATCTTCTCTGTTCAGGTATTTGCCACTATCAATGTCGTATAGATTGAAAAGATATAATTCAATCTCTTTGAGCCCAAGACGATTTGCTTGAATACCCGGTCCAACCATTTCACCTTGAATACATAGATTACGATCTTCGCCACGAAGAATCTCTTCAAGTTTGAGCTTGCGAGCCATCTTCCAATGAGCATTGTCTTCTGTTTCTTTTAGGTTGAGATTACGAGAGCATACACCAAACTCATCATCACGCCGATATGCTGTAAAACTTGTGCCGTCCATCTTTAGTGTGCCAATAAGCACCAATCCTTTATTGCTTGCTTCAACAAGCACATTTGGCTCAGATTGCAGACGAACTTCATCTGTCTTATGTAAGAAAGATGGAAAGTTCCCTTTGACCATTCCGCTCAAATGAGCAGGCACAACAGGTTCGTATTTTTCAACACCAACAAGTGATGTAACATCCTGACCAACTTCATATTCACCTTGGGGCAGAATAGAAAGCGGCAATGCCAATCCTTGCGAAAGTTGGCCACGAAGACGAATAGTTTTTACACGCAGTTTCTTATCTACTTCCTTACGAAGATGATCATTCCAACTTGCGATAGGAAGTACACTATCAATCTCAAAATATACACACTTGTCATTGGGCTGAAACTCATTCTTTTTTACAACACATTCCCAGCCAAGAACTTTGGCACAAAGAATGGCATCTGCACCATTTATAGGGTTCAGTTCCTTGATAAGTTGAATAGATGCCAGTTTTCGGTCCATAATGCTATTACCATACACTATAATAACCTTTTGTCAATATGTTTTTAGCCCTTGATATATATTTATTATAATCAAGCATATATGATTTCACTACTTTCTCTATTACAAGAAGCACTTAGCGGCAAAGGATTTTATGACCAGCTTGTAAGTCCTTCGTTCAGAACACAGGATACATTCCCAGTAAAGATAGACTTTATTGTTGATAATAAGAAAGTAGAAGTAAGTATTCCTATAAAGATTACCATGAATAATCTAAAGCGTGAAGTTGACCAATACTTGCAGGCTCCTGGTGAAATGAAAACCAAGCTTGATACATATGCCTACTGGTATGATAACTTCAATAAGCTTGTGTTTGAAAGTATGGGAGAAAGTGATGGTTGTTTGTTCTTGGCGGCGTGCGGCTATTGTTCTGCCAACACCGCACTTGACCAAAACATTCTTGAGGCCGCTAAACTATACACCGCAGTAAAAAAAGATTTTGGTAGTGAAGAAGGTAAGCAGGCACTTTCAGATATTGCCGCCAATGTAAAGAGTAACCTAAAAGACAAGGATCTGGCATTTCTGGCAAAATATCCAAACAGTGCATATGCCAATCTACTTCTTCCAAAGAAAGACTATACTGGCAAGAAGATTGAAAAGGGGCCAAAGAAAGGTCAAGATGACATCTTTAGTGAAGTTACCGTGTCAAACGCCAAGATTCCAAACTTCAATACATATGTAAAGTATTATCTACAGCATAATGGAAATGTATCAAAAGAAGAACTATACAACGACCTTGAATCGGGCACATTTACCATTAGCGGAACAAAAATCAATTCATTTCTTATCAATCTTATATTTCCTGGCAAAAAATGGGCAGGCAAGATTGACCCTGCGACCATTGACCGCTGGATGATACGTGTATTCTTTGATGAACCATTGAAGAACATGGTTGAAAATGACATCACAGATTGGATTGCTCATATCCCAGACGATGAAGATGAAGAAGAAAAGGTCGATGAAGCAAAGCCAAAGAAACCAAAAAAGCCAAAGCTTTCGCCGGAAGAAGAAATGCTTGCCAAGAAAAAGAAATCATTGGAAAAAAAGAAAAATGCCATCGTAAACAAAATAGTAATGAAGCTGTTTGGCGATGATTATATACGTCAGAACCTGGTAAAGATACTACACGAAGAAGCACAAAAGATTGGTCTTACATCATATCAACTACAGGCACTTGCTTGGGTAAATATACGTGAAAGATATGATGAACCTGCTGCCAAGTTCGCTAAGTTTGAAGATGTTATGGAATATGCCAGAGATGCTGCCAGCACAGTTATGGCAATAGATCCAAACATCAACTCGGTGATGAACACGATCAAGATACTTTCATCTGGACCAAGATTCAAGTTCACCAATCCACAACAGGTTGTTGATACAATAGAAAACGCAGAAAGATATGAAAAGGTATATTTTCTGCCACCAAAAATCGCCAAAGCAAAGAAAGACAAGGGCTCTACGATTGATTATACCAAAATCAAAGTTGGTATGGTAAGCGACAATAAGGCGGATATATACAATCTGAAAATATCCAAAAAGAAGCCGATACAATCAATCGATGGAGCAAACAGAGCAGAAACACTCAAGAAAGTTCTTGATTGGATTTTAAACTATAAAACATAACATCATATGAGCCTACCAATCGTACCAGGACCAAACAATCAACTGATTACAGGATCTTTACCTACTCGGTATGGATTTACTTCAAACTATGTACAATCAGATACAGGAAGTGTAACAATAGCAAGTAGTTCAACTACTCCTGCGTCCGTTGTTAATGTTTCAATAACTACCACGGGAAATCCTGTTTTTGTATCGTGTACTGGAGACGCAAACCCAGCAACAGGCGGAGGATGGTGTGTATTTCAACTATACAGAGGCAGCACCGCAATTGGAAAGAAAGTTCAAGCAGAAAGTTCTGATAGCAACGAAAACGTGCCATATGGAATTACGTGCATTGACAATCCGCCTGCCGGTACATATACATATTCTCTAAAAGTTACATCAATTGCTGGCAGCAACTTTACTTTTGGTGAACCGGATGGACCAAATTTGACAGTGTTTGAAATAAGATGATACAAAAAAGCCCGCCAAATAGGCGGGCTTCTTGTTTATGTTTTAATATAAAAGAAGTTATTTGGTATACAAGTTTTTGAACTTATTGAAAGTAGATTCAAACAGAGAGGTTTCTGTTACCTTATCTGGAGAAAAATTTACTATTCCCGTTTCTAAAGATTTTTGAGTAGAACGTGCTTGATCGACCTGTGGCATATTTATTCTTGGAGTATCCGTTGCCGGATTTCGCTCTATAATTGTTGCCTTTGCATTTCTCGCTAAATATTGCGCGACATTGTCGTTCTGCAATTTATCAACTCCCCTGTAAATTTGATCTTTATATCGATTATATACTTCAAGAAATTCTGGCTTTAAATTGCTATTTACATATTCACGAACAGCTTCTTCGGAACTTTTCATCAAATTTTGTCCCACCGGCTTCTCCGTTGGCATTCCTTTCAATTCGGCTGCGATTGCTAGATGAAACGCCTTCAATGCCATTTCTGGATTGTCTCCGATTGCTTTATTATTAAAATCCAAACATACCACAGTTGCGTTTGGATTTGCGCAGCAAATTTTACTCCATCTATGGTGGCCGTCTATTATATATTTTCCCGCATAAGTTATTAGTGGTACTTCTCCATTCTTTGTAGAAAGCAGTACATTTTGGCCAGTAAGTATTTGATTAAGATCGGCGGTAGTTCCAAATTTACCGGTTCCAATAATATCATCTAAACTATTTCCAAATCCTATTTCAGTTTGGGACGGTATTAATTTACCAACCACACCCGATGCTCTCTTCACCGTAAAATTTTCTACATCGTCATTGTCTTTTTCTTTTGTTCCAGAAGTAATAAACGCATGTACCTTTGGGTCAGCGACCAAGGTATTGTATTTTTGAACAAACTGAGATACCGATATTTCTTTAAAGTCATTCCAAAATTCCGCTTTAAATTTTTGATCCAAATTTTTAGAATCTTGTTGAGTATCACTTTTTGAGTCGGACTGCTGTTCGGTCGCTTCCAATACCAACTTTTTATGCTTTTCGAAAGTAGATTCAAATATATTCATACTGGTTTATAATAAGGTTATGTGTATAAATATATATAAAAAAACAAAAACCCACCGTTTTTGGTGGGTTTTTATATTACAGCCACTTCTTTACTTCAGTATCGTTTTTATATCCACCCTGCTTGGCAAGTGCTTTGATTTTCTTCATTTCATCGCCTTTGATTTCTTCTGCCATCACATTTACAGGATGCATGTCATATATCTTACCATTGTCAGTGAGATAATACTTTTTTTCGCCTGCTTCTAATCTAACAACCTTATTGTCTGTAAAAAATACAGCGTCTGTTATTTTCATGATACTTCTTTTACTTCGCCACTTAGTGTAATCAATCCATCAACTGGTATCCAGTTTGTTATTTTGTTGCTATCTACAGGCTTGCCACCAATTCGTCTATTTACTGCCACCGTGATATGCGGTATAGTATTCTTGCTATAAAAACCAACTACTCTTACCGCAATAGCCTTGTCGCTGATACCATAATGAGTAATATCAAGTTTTTGCTTGGTGCCAAGATATTGTTTTATAAACTCAGGAGCATTACCCATACCTATGGTCATATGATGGCAAATCATTTCCCAGCCATTATCACGCGCAAGAATAGGCAATCTAACGCCATTTACTTTGATATTGTCATCTGCCCATTTGACTAACTTTAGATGCGACTTTTCGTCTAATACAACAGCGGTATACATATTATTCTGGTAGTTGATAGTTGTCTGGCACTTCGTTCTTTATAACGAACAAAGCATATTCTTCAAGCGACAATCCCAAAGATTCATGCAAGTCTTCGCCCTGTGGTGTATTTTTCCACACTTTGATGCGTGACTGGATCCTTGCTTCAAGTTTAGGATTGTCGGCTAACTTCATATTATTTGGTGATTGTTAGTACCTTATAAATAGTTGCCATAAAGCATATTTCTCTATCTGCCACAGATGCTTCTTGATATTGACCTTCTGCGAGAGCAAGAATAACTTCGCCTTGAGCATTACCGGCATATACATCAATCTTTTCATACATCTCTGTATAAAGGTCGCTGAAGTTCTTTAGACTGTTATCTGCCACAAGTTGGCGAATGTCTGTGAATGCCTGTTTCTTGTTTGTATTCTTGAGCATATCAATCAGTTTGGACTTGATATCACCCTGTAATACATCTTCTTTGGCAAGTTTGAGTTCAGCATTGATTACTCCACGCTGTGCGGTATTGATGATGGCACGAATGTCTGGATAATGACTATTGACGAGCAATACAACACTCTCCTTATCAAACTTGATATTTTCCTTTTGTAGAATCTTCACAAGGTTGGCAGCAACATCCTTCTTGGTCGGAGGATGAATAGCATAAGATTGACAACGAGATTGAATAGGTTCGGTGATGCGTTCGTGATAGTTACAAGTAAGTATGAAGCGAGTGTTCATACTATATGTCTCCATCGTATTACGCAGACCTGCCTGACCAGCGGCGGTCAAATAGTCGGCCTCGTCAAGAATAATGACCTTCAAGCCATTGAAGCCAATGGTAGAAGCAAAGTTCTTGATCTTTACACGAATCGTATCAATACCGTTATCATCCGAAGCATTGATGTAGAGTACATCACACTTGATGCTCTTCGTGATAAGTTTCGCAAGAGTAGTTTTGCCAGTTCCAGCGCCACCATATAAGAGTAGATGTGGTATGTCATTTTCGTTGATATATTGCTTTACCTTTTCCTTCAGAACGTCGTTGCCAACATAATCAGCCAAACTTATTGGGCGATACTTTTCGCACCAAAGTGAATGCTCGATGTTGGTGTTTGTATTTTCGGTCTCTTCAAGAAAGTTCATTTTAGTTGTCAATCTCCTTCTTGATGAGGAAATAGGACGCTTCAAAGTCCTTGTTCTTGAATGATATGTTGGAAATGCCAGCAGCAGCGACCTTGAAGATGACTCCGCCAAGACCACGACTCTTGCTGATGATCTCCTTGAAATAGTTGGCATTAAAACTGATGGGCTTGTCCAACTTGTCCTTGCCAGCAATCGGCGACACATCCAACTTGATGCGGCTGGTATTGATGTTGCTATATCCGATCACCAGTTCCATCTTGTCCTTCTTGTTCATAAGAAGAGTAAATGTCTCAACTTCCGGCAGAGCATTCTTGGCCTTGATATACTTCTCAATGAAAATATCATCCATAGGAATCTCAACATCATATGACTTGATTTCCTTGACCTTGGGGGCGGATGGAATAATAGACAGGTCCGCCAGCAATACCGTGGAGTCAGTGGAGCCATCAGACACAGACCAACTGATGGGTCGGTCATCAATCTTATTCACGGCGATTTCAATAGTTTCGTCCAGCACGCCAATCATCTTCTTGACTTGAGCAGTATCGTGAATGCCATACTCGCCGTTATCAATCTTGATGTTGGAAAAGGAAACAATACCGGCAAGAGTACGATCCTCGGATACGAAGTTCGTCTTGATGGCACTTCCGTCAGATACAATCTTCACGGACTCAATCGTCCCGTTTAGATTGTAAAGGTCAATGAACTTGTTTAGTTCTGATTTATTCATAGTAGTAGTGTTTATATGATGTATAAAATGTATGGTTTGTCAATGTCAAAAAGCAAAGAACTCACTGATTGCTTCTTCATCTTCGCTGTATAATGTCCAGTTTAGTGCTTCATAAAAGTGCTTGAGTTTCTTTTCTAACTCAGCATCCCAGATACGGTTACGGTCAATATACTGATTGATAAAGTCCATAACAATCTTGGGGTCTTTACCATCATCCTTGAACGCAAGTCCATCCAAGCCAAATGGATTACTTTTTACATATGCCCATTTGATTTTTCCGCCGCTCATAATGGGTTCTGTTTCTGTAAGATTATATCTCTTTAGCATATCGTTATATGCGAGAGCAGCCTTACACTGAGCAGTAGAACCATCAACGAAATGAAATAGTTCTCTATCCTTGGGATTGAAATCTGTCTTGGCGTCGGTATTGGCGATGAACCGAACAGAAGTATTCTTGGCAATGTCTTCAAGGTTGAACGACTTCATAGACGACTTGAAGTCCAGAATCTTCTTATCCAGTTGCTTCTTGTCTGTACCACGCAATATGTCTTCCAGCACCGAACTCATAAAATCTCTGAACTTCTTGGGGTAACTTGAACGCACAACGTCCAGACCCTTGATTTCAATGTCGTTGGTGTCCTTACCCAGTTCCATATTATACACCTTGAGCATTGCATAACGCTTCTTGACTATCCAGAATGCGGCTTGAGCAACAACGTCGGGAGCAATCTTGATGCGATTGTCTGTGCTATTGAACATCTTTACCATCATCACCTTGTAAAAGTCATTCAAGCCGTCAGCAACCTCATTGATAGTATTGATGGCATATGGCTTGATGTCTATTATCTTCTCGTGCTTGGCAAGAGAGTTGATGTCAAGATACAGCGAGTCAGTATCAATATAGATTACATAGTCCTTGTCTTTTGTATCGCAGCGTTTGTTGAAGCGGGCATTTACAAACTTGGCACTGGTCTTGATGATTTCCTGTCCAGTAAGTGTAACAGCGGCGGCATTATCAAGATCATAGAATCTGAAAATGGGAAGACCAAGAACACCATACAACGAGTTAAGCAAAATCTTCTGCACTTGCTGACGACGCTTCCAGAATGCAGTAGCCGCCTTGTCTCCACTATCAGACGCTTCTTTCATCTTGTTCTTGTATTCTACACGTTCAGCAAACCACTTCTTTAGAATATCTGGAATACAACCAATCTTTTTCTGATCATATACCACCCCGTTGGCACTTACAGACAGGTTGTTTTCCGCAAAGAACGTGTTGAGTTGCTTGTATGTATATTTGTCGTCGGCAAAATCAACAACATCTTCTGTCTGCTTGGCAAACTTCTCCGCACTCCAGTTATTGATTACTGCCATCTTGGTCTCTGGAGAGATGTTGATGCTCATGATCACGCTGGGATACAGCGAGTTGATGTCGGCAGAACATACCCAATCATATCGACCAGGTACAGGATCTTTTACATACGCACCAACAAATCCTTCTTCACTATCATCCTCGTCGTCTCCAACAGAGTCTTCGTCATCTTTTTGTTGTGGCTTGTTTGGAGCAACAAGTTTCTTGCGGCGAAGATATGTAAGCAACGCACCTTCAAGAATCTTGCTGGAAATGCTGAATTCTTCATAACCCGTGTGACAAACGTGGCAGATGCTCTGAGCAAGGTCAATGAACTGCAACTTGTCATTCATCTTGCGAACAAGCACAATGTCGTGCAAGTTATACTCAATAAACTTGTTGATGTCGGTCTTCTTCAAGTTGTCCAGAGAACCATCATAATCAACCTTACCAACACCCAGTTCTTCCTTGGCGACAGTATCAAGACGATAGTTGGGCAAGTTCTTCTGGCTATATTTCTTATACAGCAAGATATAGTCCAGCGTATTCACGCCAGCGATGGTCATCTTGTTCTTGAACTTGTTGAAATAGCAAACTCCGATGGGAGACAACTGCCCAGCAGTTTCTTCATCAAACACTTTGAGCAGTCGAGCGTGAAGATAAGGAAAGTCAAAGCCGTCAATGTTCCATCCAGTAGCAATAGTAGGATTGACTTCTCTCCACTTGGTCAAGAACGCCTTGAGCAAATCTTGTTCGTGCAGATACGCAGTTACTTCTGCACCGTGCATTACGCCATCTTTTACAACACCATCTTCATCAAGAACAAAGCAATAGTATTTGTTATTTGCTACATCGCACAACGCAATAGCAGTAATCTTCTGCACAGGATTTTCCACGTTGGGATATCCGCCAGTAGAATCCACTTCAATGTCAAGCACCGCAAGACGATGGTTGGATGATACATCATCGCTGCTTCCATAAACATCTATCAGAAAACGAGTTTCAACAGGAACATCCGACTCAAGCAACGAAGAATCTCGCGGATTGAACTTCTCAACTCGCTCAAGTTCTTGACCATAAATGGACTTATATTTTCCGCCCTTCTTCTTTTTATACGCATATGGCACATACTTCACTCTGGCATAACCATTTTGGTCATCCCAAACGTGCACAAAGTTGGCCTTGCGATCATAGAATATGGCTTGATACATACCAAAAACTCTAACAGAATAGATACAATTGTCAAGGTTTAATACGAATAGTACGATCTACAGTATACCACAAATTTTCACGCAATTATTGTACTCCGATACGTCGTGGTTCTATGTCGTGTTTTTTGTATATTATACACAGCTTATCATTAGAATAAAACTCTATTTTGTCAACCATAGATATCACATCAGGATTAATTTTATTGTTAAACTCCATAGATCGTGCTTGTATAGCCTTAAATACTTTTATAGTATTTAATGCAACGTGCAGATCTTCTATGGCATATACTCCTCCAGCATTCAGCGTACAAAATAATTCATTGAAAGAAATTATATGATGTTCGTGAACATGACTACCGTCATCTAATATAAAATCGTACTTTTTATCTCGTAAACTTCTTAGAAAAGAAGGATCTGATTGATCACCAATTTTTATTTTTATCGTGTCACTTTCCAACTCACTCTTTTTAAATCTATTCTCATTAATATCTATTCCGGTAATATTACACTTTTTGTCAAAATAATCGTCCCACATCTTCAAAGAACTTCCAAAACTAACACCAATCTCAAGCATATCTTGTATGTTTCTATTTTTTAATATTTTTTGATAATGTTCTACATATCCATGTCCCTTGATACCATTTTTTGGCAAAATACTATTTGGAACTTTTTTATCTGTATTGTATTTTTCTGCCAATACCATCAAATTTCTTCCAATCTTGGTGTTATTTTTTTGTATCGTAGTTGCTGCATTGTATCCGTGAACAATAAGTTTTACCAAATTTTTTGGAAGCTCGAATGATTTTTTAACAATAGAATAAAATTTATCGTGCTGTTCAGTCATTAACCATATTTCTGGAGTTTCTTGGCACAACGATAAAAACATGGAAGGAGACCTGTCGGTATATATTCTGCCCATATATTCTTCACCCGTATGCATATCTACTTTTGTAGGTTGCGCGAATAATAAAAATTTTTTGTACTTTTCAATATGTTTTAAATAACTTTCGTGTATCGATTGAACATAATTATTTTCCATATAATCGTCACAGTCGTGTCTAGTTTGTATGTTATATCCTTCTGCGAGTATAATTTGTTTATAGCTACTTTGGTTGCAAACGACATTAACTTTAGAATTGTTTTTAATAAATTCTTTTTTAATCATTTCCGCGTGCTTTGGTATTTGTTGATTCGTCGTAATATATAATGTAAAATCTTTATTAGACTGAGCGCATATTGACGGTATAAAAAATTTTCTCATGGGTATAAAATACCGCATAAACAGCTTGTCATCTGCGAAGTTACATCTAGTTACAATTGCGTGTTTCATATTTTTTTATCTATACCGGATATTTTTGATGATTTATTGTTGTCGTGTATTACTAGTTTTACGTATCCAGTCTCTATTGAAATCACTTTTGACACAAATTTAGGAAACTGACCGTGATATGTGTGTAATATATGTTTGTTTGGTGTTCTCTGGCATAACGTGAGAAACATAGATGTACAGTTATCTGGATACGTTTTTGTAGTATATTCCTCTCCAGTATTAAAATCGAGTTTTGTTGGCTGGGCGTGAATCAGAAACTCATCATATTTTTCTATATTCTCATTATAAATTTCTTGTATTTTTTGAATATATTTGGGATCCATATAATCGTCGCAATCGTGACGGGTCTGAATGTTATAGCCGTTGCCGATTACATAGTTTCCAAAATCGCTTAACGTTGTATCTACATCTATTCCACTTTCTTTAAACTCTTGATGTATTAGTTCTTGATGATGTGGATACTTTTCATTGTTGGTATTAAAAAACAATTTAAAGTTTTTGCAAATTTGTTTTTTTACCGAAGGTATGAACGTATTTTTCATTACTTCAAAATATTTCCTGAATAATCCATCGTCTACAAAGTTACATCGACTGAGGATTATATGTTTCATAGTTTATTGTTCTGCTTGACTATGAACTTGGCAATATCCGTTTTCAGCAAATCGCAATTTGGTATAACACAATGACCACCAATCTTTCCATCCTCGTGCTTCAGATTATATCGTGCATATTGCGGAAATCCTAACTTTTCATATCCTATATTGTATGTCCGATTTGATTTTATATACACCATGTCAAAATCAAGATTATGCTTCTTACAGAAGTTGTATATCTCCTTTTCCGCGATTATATTAAGCCCGTATAAAGTCGTACAATACAACTTCATGACTTCAAGTGATTCTTGGCTGTCGTGTTCTTCAACGGCGACACCGACTTCGTTGAAGTACTTTACCAAATATTCGCATCTTGGAGCCAAATATTTGACAAACGTTTTTAAACTCTGTTCCAAGTGTGGATGTATGCCACGTACCGGAGAATAGTATGCTTTACATTTCTTAGCGGTTTTCATCGGAACCGTGCTATGAATAACAGTATACGTTGGCTTATACAACTTCTTATATTTTTTAACTTCACGCACAAACTCTTTGCTGTATGGGAAGCAGATATGCATTACATTCACATCTTTTACATCTATGGATTGGTTATAATCGACGGAATATACTTCATACTTTTCTTTAAGTATATTATACATAGACTTTCCTATTTCTCCAAACCCTACTATTAGTTCAATGTTTTTCATAAAATTCCATCTTCATTTCTATTTAAGAAATATTCGAATATATCCTTGTATACCGATTCTTCTACATTGTCAATCTGCAATAAACCAATACTATTTAATTTTATGCAATTTGCAATATCTAATTTTTTTAATATTTTATGTCTAAACTTATAATTTCTTCCTTCTTTCTCTCCGTGCCATTCGTGAATGAATCCACCCTTTATACAGGTTACCGATTCGTTCACATAAGCATATATCTTTTCTTTCCAGGCTGTATATTCTGTGTGGGACTTACCACTTAAGTTTTTAAACACGGGCCTATCATTTATACAGTTTTCAAACAACGAATATAAAAATAATGTGTCTCCTCCTCCAACGGCACAATACGGATATAATCCCCCGTGTTTCCAAAATTCTCTATTTGCTGCCCATGCACCACCGGGATGACCCTCGTTTGTCTTAGTCGGACCACCCGCGTGGATGTTTCCCAATGTATTTTTTATAATACCACCATATCTGTTTGTCAGGTTTCCAGTTTGATACATTTGTACCAACTTATACTTTGTTAGTGCGTTGGAAGTATCTATATACCATTTTTTATTTGTAAAAATAAGGTCGGTGTCTATCCACGCAATCTTTGTAAAATGTTCTGGTATATATTTTTCCAATAAATTTAATGCAGCTTCTTTTTGAAAACAAATATTATTTCTATTTACCTTGATCTGTATAAATCCATCCATATCCGTAGTTTCAAATTTATCCGTAAGTGACAGTTCTATTCCATATAAAGGAACGCCGTCATATTTCATTCTTCCCAGAAATCTGTAAAAATTATTTTTTGGATGCTCAAACCCGCACCAATTATAATAGCAGCACATTACTGCCATATCATTGTGTACGTGCGATTCGTTCATTTTTAATTTTCCATCATTTCCTAACCCATATATCGTGAAAGTATCGATGGGTTTTTCATTTTTTTTCGAGATTACATAATTCAATTCGCCGAACAATTGAATAGTGCTATAATTTTCAGTGAATAAATATTCTGGATTTGGCCATACGTCGTGTGCACGTAAGTCATATATCATATTAGAATATTTATCTTTTGTGGAAGATATTGAATTTGGTCGCAACTGTTTAGACAAATTGTTTTCGTGATATCTTCTATAAAATAATGGATCTTCTATTTTATGGACCGGAATAGATTGAGCCGCACATCGTTCCGAGAATTCTGCATCTGCCGCGCATGTCCACGGACGAAATCCATTCATATCAATCAATAGTTGTTTTTTTATACCAAAACATCCGTGGGAATATATTGACGATTTACTCAAATTTTTATCACCAGAAAAATTTTTTCCGTGGTCAAAATTATAAAATTTATATTTTACAATATCATTCTGCAACAATGCTTCGTTTATTTTTTTTATCGAATCTGGCATCATTACGTCGTCCGAATCAAAAAATAAAATATTTTTATATTTTGCCTTTTTAAGTAAAGTATTTCTTATTATATATGGACCAACATTTTTTGAAAAATAAAATATTTTAATACAACTATTTTTAAAAATTTTATGGCTGTTCAAAAACACTAACGTCTCATTGCAATTGTCTATACCTAGTAATATTTCGAAAGAATCGCACCTCTTCGCCGAAATAATTATGGAATCAATACATTCCTCCAAAAATTTTGTATTTTTGTAGGTAGGAATTACGATTGATACCTCGTATCTTTTTTTTATAACATTATGTAACCATTTAAACATATTAAATACTATATGGGGGACTTTCCGTTGGAGTCGTTGTTGGCGTGTTTGTTGGTGTCGCCGTAGATGTTGCCGTGGGCGTTTTTGTTGGAGTTGTTGTTGCAGTAACAGTAATCGTTGGTGTCGTAGTATTTGTTGGCGTTGTAGTAGGTGTGCCGGTAATTGTCGGAGTGACCGTTAGTGTTGGCGTTAGAGAAGATCCTGGTGTGGGTGTGACACTCTTTGTGGGAGTATTTGACGGAGTTCCTGTTGGAAATGGAGTAGGCGTTGGCGTCGGGTTTGACGTTGAAGTTGGAGTTAACGTTGGAGTTATAGTCGGCGTAGGAGTTCTTGTTGGTGTATGAGTTGGAGTATGTGTCGGACTTGTTGTTACACTAACAGTTACAGTAGCAGTTACGGTGGGAGTTGGTGTATTTGTTCTGGTCTGAGTAGGCGTTGGTGTCACTGTGCGAGTGACACTTGGTGTGGGAGTAGGTTGCAGAAATAGTATTGATTTTTTACTGACCAACTTCCAACCAGTATTTGCGACGTTGGATGTAGTTTTAACATATACATAAGAACCTGTATCTGCCTGTCTCAACAAACCTATATCGGCTAATACTCTAAGATAAAAAGGATATTCCGTTTTTGTAAAAAATACATTTTCCCATGCACCATTGTGATTTGACCCAGAATAATTTATTCTATAAAAAGAACCAGTTTTAAAAAACAATGCATCTTTAGGGGCATATATAATTCCCTCTGGGTTTCCATCTGATGGTGGATTTCTTTTTATAAAAAGGCTCATTCTGTATTATTATAACTATCAAGAGGTGGTCAAAAAACGCCGTTCTTTTACCCCCATAGTATATAAATTTAGCCTATTCCATTTACCGCAGTGCGGACAATTTGATATATACCTGTTTTTATCTGGTATATAGTCGCTTGTAGCAAATGTTAAATTACAGTTTCCACATACCACGTTTATCTTTGTGCGTGGATATAATGATACTATTGGCTTGTCTATATGCTTTGCCAAACAGGTATCGTTGGAATTAATAATGATTTTAATCATCGTCTTTCTCTGATTCTTTTTCTTCAGATAAATGTGCCGGTGGATATCCTCTTAATAATATTGGCAGCGTATTGTTGAAAAAAGAAGATACGAGATCTATCAGTGATACATTCACTACCATAAACAAGAACGCTGTTCCAAATAAAAACACAAACTGCCAAGCACCATGCCAAGATTTAATTATTTCTGTTATTGCGTCGATCATATATAACCTATATTAGAGATCAAAATTACTTTTGACCAGTCTTTTATGCATATAAATAGAAAGCCGCTATGGTTTTTCACCATAGCGGCTTCGCGCATAACCTTTGTTATTTATTAACTAGCGGCAACATTGACCGCAGGAACAGAGGCTGGTGTAGCCTTGGTCTTCTTTTCAGACTTGACCTCGGCAACAGTAATAGCAGCCTTGGGCTCGTCGTTGAAGATAACACCAGCAGCCTTGGCAGCATCGAGGACTTCCTTAGAAGGATTTGCCGAAGCAAACACCATCTTGGGACGACCAATAGCAGGCTTGATTTTGCCGATAGCAACGATCTGCTTGCTTTCAACTGCCTTGTTCACTCTGAAACGAAGAGTGATGTTCACGGCATCCGGATACAAGTTCTGGATGTCGTCGATAGTAAAGTGGCGGTTTGTGGGCCACTCGATGTTTATTGTATTCTTCTTTTTATTAGACATAAGTTTAATATGTTAATTGTTAATTATGTTATTTGTTTTTAGTTAGTTTACCTTACCAAATTTTAGCTCATATAATAGCCATCAAAATATCCGTTGTGATAATCCATACTGGATTCAGAACGCATATTTGTGCCATAGTCAAGACCAGAAGAACGATCATTCTTTCCGTCCTTTGTTCCAGCAATATACTCTTGCTCAACAACGTCGCAATCATTCTGCTCAGAAGAGCAACTGCACGCACTATTGTCGCACAAATCGTCGTTGGAATCGCTGTAATCTTCCTCCGAGTCATAATCATCATTGTCGGGCTGGATTTCTTCTGCCTTGCTGGTATAAACAACCTTATCCAGTTCCTTGATTACGTCGTTGATTTCGGACGCGACGGTGTATTCACACACACGCATCTTGGTATGACCCTCGTACTTGGGCACGCTGACCACATCCTTGGGGTTGACCTTGACGATGAGCAGGCGATTTCCGCCAGCAGCAGGAGCCTCGCCCTTCTTGAAATGACCATACTGAACAACATAGTCAAGAGCACCAACGTGCAGACCATTGCTACAATCAATACCATAGTTGTCGTCCACCATATTACGAGGCATCGAAACTACACCACCAATGCCATTGAAAAACTTGCCACTATAAATATCGGTATAGTTGCTACGAACCGCCTTATAGGCAAGGAAGCAACCATCATCGGTGATAGGCAGACCATAGTTCTCAAGGAACCAGTATGTTTCATCCACCGCACGCTTACTGGGATTCTGCATCAGGTTGTCAAGGAACTTGACCATATGGTCAAACTTGAAACCATCTGTCATCATCTTGAGAATGCGAGTGGTAAGTGTATTATGAATAGCAAAGCCATTATAGAAAATCTCGCCATTCACCACCGAGACGGATTGGCCATAAGTAAAAGAAACTATAGCCTTGGCAATATTGACAAGATTATCAATATTAGAGAAATCACCAGCCTTGATACTCTCAATGATCTTATTATAGTTGGGATGGTCAGTAGCCACAGTCAAACACTCGCCATTGAGATAGAGTGTGACGGAGCCATTTGTCTTGATGACATATGGAATAGTAGTATTGGTAGTAGTACTCATGATAGTTTTTATTTAACGGATATTATATTATGTGGATTTTATTATTTTGTCAATAGATATTATGACTTCTCATCAATAAAGTTGATGATGTTATATAAAGTCGCGATTTGATTAGAATAAGCAGGAATAGCATCAAGGATATTGAAGTACTTGTCATTGATGACAGTCTTGAACTCTTCAAGATTCATTGGCATAGCAGCGTGCTGCTTTTTCTTGACGCCAAGGAAATGAAGAAATGATGCAGTCGGAGATGTATTATACACCTTATGAAGATTGGTGTATGTACGAACAAACGTCATAAGCATATCACGAGTATTTTCATTCTTAATATTCTGAATGATTGATGGATGTGAAGACAACTTTGCGTGTAGATTCTGAAGCACTTGATAGTTTTCCATCTCTCCATTCAAGTAAAGTTTATGCTCGTATGTAGCAATATCATTGGCCACAACACTCTTGGCGGCATCAACGATATTGATCCACTTACCAACAGAAAGCATATGCTTATTCTTTACATTGATGCCATAGATATGCGTTCCCAGATTCACATTGTTATGGATTAGAATATCTACAAGTTCATCAACGTGTATAGAAATGTCCTGCGGCTCACCACCATTATTTACAATGCTGGGAGTATTGTAATGAAAATTGAAATAATAGTAAGTATTGTTGAGATCAAAATCATGTGCGGTGCGGCTCCAAGAAACATTCACTCTGTTTGTCTTAGAGGCGCGAGAAATGTTGGCAATATGAACTTCATCGGTGCGGGCAGTTGTAATGGCCTTGCGAGCAGCAACAACACGCGGCATAGCATCAATATCGATCAACGTTGCATATGGCGTCTTGTCCCAGCCAAAATAATTGACCAAAGTAGAATATACCTTCTTGCCAGCAGTGTTATCAATAATAGCAAGCACCGTGCAGTTCTTCTTGATAGCATCATCAAGCTTGTTGAGATAATCCAAGACCTTTAACTTGTTGAATACATTCTTTGCGGTATGAAACACATACAGCTTCCTATCAGACAATGCGATTGTATTCGCATCGCTAACAACCTTCCAAATAGCCGACTTTGTATAATTTACACTATACGTCTTAAAATTTTTGGATGCATCGTCGTTCTTGAAAGTATTGTTGATAATTCTGCGAGCATTATCGTTGCTAGAATTTACAGAACTTCCGTTATAAGAAACTTGAATGTCGCCAAGAATATTGGTCAAAACTTTGTGCTCGCTGGTGTGCGAATTGTACTTGTTATAAACACACATAGCATCCCACAAAGAAACGGGGACTTCCATGTTCTTTTTTACATACTCAGACATTTCGACAAACATACGACGAAGTGCGTGCAGAATAGCATTAGCGGTCTTGCTATTAGTGTCATCATACTGAAGTTGTTCCTTGTTAGGAGCAACTTCCAGTTCGCCAATATCAAAATACAAATCAATAGCACCAGTGTCGAGCATACGCCTTGCAACAGCAGACGAAATCAAATTACTATTAGAAGCGGCTCGGGTGATGACATCTGCACTGATGGGGTAAGAATAGTTACCCATATAAGCATTACACGGATTTCCGTAACTATAACCGCGATCAACCTTTCTAAGTGCCCAATGGTTATTACGGATAATATACTGGTGCTCAGTATACTGGATATTAGCACCAACAATAACAGGGCGATAGCGAAAGACGCTATATGCACGCTGAATATTGGTGTGCCACATATTGATGTCGGCAATCTTTACAGAGAACTTGACTTCAAGACCGCTATGCTCATTGCTGTCTTGAGTAGAAATGTGCATGATGTTGGGCGAGCCAGTTTCATCAATAAAGCAGTTATATACATGCTTCTTGCCCTTATGCCAAGAAACAACATTGAAGTTGTCGGTATAGTTGAAGGGAGTCTTGCTGCCCAGTCCCATGCAACCATCGCTGTCATTATCACCAGTCTTGGTGGACTCAAAGTAGGTAGTATAGATAGAGTCAATATCATCCGCACTAAGCCCCGTGCCATAATCACGAATAGCAAACCAAGGCTCCAGCGTGTTAGGAGCATGAACCTCAAACATCTTGTTTGTATTACTAGCCTTTACGTGGCTATCCCAAGCATTAGCACCAAGTTCACGCGGAATAGCAAGAATAGGCTCGCTATAGAATCCAGAGAGGATCTTGAACGCCTTGGCACTAGCCTTGATCTTGAAGCGGCTGGGCGCAGCAAGAACATTGCTAAGAACAGGAGAAGATACGGCTTCGTTGATAATCATAGGTATTGCTTAATTATGTACCTATTATGGAGACATAATATATAAAGTCAAATACTTTTTATTATAACATTAGGCAGTTGCTTTAGACAAAAACTTCTTGTTGAGCGTATGAGCAATCTGCACAACATTCTTTACATCAATGAAATGCGAATCTTTGCCGTACATGCTCTTGAAATTCTTTACATTATTATCCGTATTATATTTATCCGCTTCAACATAATAACTGATTACTTCTGTGCCCTTCTCCATCATCTTGCGAACTTGCTTGCGTGTATGGTTGGATGCAATTGTATCAACATAAACAATATTGCCAATATTGAACGCAGGCTCACCGTCGGAAATATTCACAAAGTACGAGTCAGATTCATATGTAGATTGCGGAATATGCTCCAGAATAGCCTGAAACGCCAGACCTTCTGGAGTAGAACCCGAAGGAAAAAGAAGCGGGAATAGGCTGGTGATCTTGGTAAAATTGTCTTTTCTGGAATCATATGCGATTACCACATAAGGAAGTTCACTTTGTCTGGTGCTTAGTCTGACTCCACTTCTAAAAGAAATAGATACAGAGACGTTGTTGATCATACTAGCAGCCTTGGCAATAGCGACGAGGGTAGAGATTGTGTTTTCCCACTTGCTGCTCATTGAACTAGAGGCATCAACAGAAATATGTAGATGAACATTCTTGTACTTATCTACGCTGGTCTGATAGAACAGGTTTTCGTTCTGATAGCCAATAGAAGCAATCAGTCGCTTGTCAATTCTACCACTATCCTGTCGGGTAAACTTTGTAGTCTTGACTTCGTTTCGGATTTGTAGGCGGCGACCAAGCATTGTACCAATAGCAATTCCACTACGCACTCCGCGAGTCCCCATCATATTTTCTTGTAAGGACGTATAGCCGTTGGTATACGGAAACTCGTTGGAGTTCATAAGTTCCTTTGTAAGATTAGTAACAACGATACACTCAACGGGAGGAATACCATCTTCTCCGCCAACGACTTCGATATTGACGCCACTCTTTTCAAGTGTATTCAACTTACTGATAACCTTGCTCTTGAAAGGAGACACAGCAGCGGTTCTGTTGATAAAAGACTCTTGCTTCTTGATAATTTTTTCAATAGCAGCCATCTTCTTATCGGTCAAAACTTTTTTCTCTGCCTTGGCAGGCTTATCGGACTTTTCATTATCCGTATCCTCTTTGTCTCCATCGCCAGTATTGTCGGCATCATCCGAGTCGTCTTCGCCATTAGCGTCATCGCCGTCCCCCGAATCATCGGAATCTGGAATACTATCCACCGAATCCTCGGTTCCGCCAAGGAAATCAGAAGAAGAATCATCACCGTCTTCTGACTTGGTGCTATTCTTTTGAGAAGAATTGGAGTTATTGTGACCATCAATCACATTCTTGATAATCTCTTCGACGATCTCCATAGAAAGATCTCGCCTGCTCACAGCAGTAGAAAGTTCATTTCTAAGAATGTTCTTAACATCCAGCATCTCCGTAATCTTGCGAAGACCAGGCAAAGCATCTGGATCGTAGTTCTTATTTACAAGGTTTGTAAAATGAAACTTATAATTGCTAAGAGTAGGAGTACGATAGTTGTCAGACTGAATAGCCTGACCAATCTCAGGAAGATTGAAATATCTATCATACAAGGCGTGATAATAACCACGATAGCCAGGAGCAATCTGATATGCCCAAGCATCAATGTATCTATCTTCAACGACGTTGAGAATATACTTACAAAGTTCGCCAATATCGTTGTGGTTCATCAAACCGTTGGCGGATTTGACAAGATTATTGGGAACCTTGCCCCACAGCGTCTTGATAAGAGAAAAGTCAGACTTTACGATGTGAGCGGCTTCGTGTAGAGCAATACCAACGGTAGGATCAAACTCACCCTTGGAGATTTCGCCTCCAATATACACAACCTTGCCATCAGTCATTGACGTACTCTTTTCTGCAAAACGAACAGGAATGTTCTTGCCGGTAAGAATATACACAAAATTACTGACCGCACGGCGGTACTCAGACAACTTGATAAGTCCGTATGTAGTATCTACATCCAACTTTTCTTTAGAAAAGTCCTCACCAAGCCAGAACTTGGAATACTCTGCGTATTTCTTTTTCATTATTAGAAGGGGGTGCTGCCGTCAGGAGTATTGGCGGTAGCGGTATAAAGATTGTTGTTGGTCTCGGTGCTGATATACTTTTGCACAACCTGCTTTACCAGAGTACGTTCGGAATCAAGTCCACCATCATCCGGATAATCGGGATAAATAACCATATCAGCAAGTTCTGTGAGGTTGAATCCATCGACGGTAAGTTCGGCCATTTCCTTGACGCTACGAGTAGAAATGAACTTACTCAACTTGCCCTGAGAAGCAAACTCGCGGGTAGCAGCAGCAATTTCCGTAACCGCCAGCATGGTGTTCATATTGGCATCGGGGCAGTGGGTCTTGATGAGTTCCATCTCTGTATTCTGCGAAAGAATATCAACCTCAATCTTGACGGTGAAACGATCAAGTAAAGCCTTGTCCATCACGCGGGTAGCGGTATATTCGTTGCCAATGTTGGTGGTTGCGATAAAACATACCCCATCAGCAACTCTCACAACTTTTCCACCCGATTCGTCCAGTCGCAAATACTTTTGATTGTCGAGCACTGGCATTAAAATATTCATAGCGTCGGGATGGGCTCTGCTCAACTCGTCGAGTAGAATAATTGAATTCGGTGTAGAGATGGCCTTCACAAATGGAGATTCTTGGAAGAATGTCCCAGTTTCTTTGGAGAATTGAGTATTTCCAATTAGCGTAGCTCGGGCATCTTGCGTACTCCCAAGGTTAATGGCCATAAATGGCCGATGTTTCTTATAAGTTACTTTGTATGTTTTGTTTTTCACGACGATATATTTCCCATCTTTTTTTTGTTGCTTCTGCAATATTTTTTTTACCTTCTTTTGTCAAGAATGATTTTCCTTTTCTTGCATCACTAATTTTTTGTCTTGTCTTTTTTGAATAAACTTTTCCTTTATTTGCTTCACTTGCTCGTTTTTTTTGATATTCGGATTGAGATTTTCCGAACATTGGATTTGACTCTCCTTGATTGTGTTCTGTTATTTTTTTTCTATATTCTTCGTTTTTAAATGCTCGCTTAACTGCTCGGCTTATTTTTTTTCGTGTTTCTTCTTTGGTGACTATCTTTGGTCGTAAACCACTGTTTCTTTGTAAATTGTATGAGTTTTGGTCATTTATCGCATTGTATTTATCAATCCAGTATATCTCTCGTTCCAATAGGTTTGATAAATCTTTACCCACCACAACTTCCAGAGTTTCTTTTACGAAGTTATTTTTGCCGTATTTTTTTATCGCGGATTTAAGAGCAAGTCCAGACCCGTAATAATGTGGGTTGTTTCTGCTGTCTTTTCCGATGTAATAGTTTCCATTAAGAATATTAGTAGTTTTGTATATTATCATGACATATATAAATATAAGTCAGTAGAATATTCCACGCCATTATTTTAGTTCTTCTGTTTTTATAATAGTGATATTTTCTGTAGCCTTGAGTTCGTTAAGGCGTTCTTCCGTAACCTCTTCTTCAATAGTTTCAGAAAGGGCTTCAACCAAGCATTGGACCGCGAAGGTTTTCCCATGTCCTGTTGGACCAACAATAAGAATATTCTTGCCACGCAGAGCACTGCGAACAAGATACTTCCACTTGATATCCTTCATATATAGCTTGCTGGGCTTGATGTCAGCAGACTGGTCGATAAACGTCTTGGTGTCGGTGGGCATATTCTTTTTGGTCTTATTCATATGTATGTACTATGGTACACTTTTTATATGAAGTCAATAAAAAACCCCACATTTTTGTGTGGGGTCTTTAAGTTGTTGATTATTAAGACTTATCAATAATCGCTTCCAGCGCCAGCGAGCTTTTCATAAATCTCGTCGTCTATGTTAGATACTATGGATTTTTGATCTATAGTGTCTCCAGCATTAAATAATATCTCGCTTGTTTGATTTCCTTCTGCATCAAACACATATGTATCTTCTTTTGCAGTTACTATAACCTTAGTTATTTCGTATCCACTTCCCGGATCATGTGTTCCAAATTCATGGTCAAAGCTCGCATCGGCATATTCTCCTTCGGCGTATACTTCAACATTGACTTCTATTTGTTCAGGTAAATTTTTTCCTAGTTTCTTTGGATCTATGTCTACCATCGTATCAAATGTTGTATCTACGCTTGCAGGAACTCTGCGTTTTTCGTTCAAATGCTCAAGCACCAATTTTTTGTGCTTTTCAAATGTGTCGTTGATTATGCTTTTTTGTTTCATATTATGCTTTCTTTTCTTTTAGAGCAGGAGTGTCTTTTAGTTTTACAGATAGCTTGTCTGGGCTTTCTGTGCTTTTATCGTGTTTTAGATATGCGGATTTGGCGTCTGCTTTATCTTTCAATACCTTATCTACAATCTTTTCAATCTTGTCAACGATGCTTCCGCCGAGGGCTGGAGCAACGTCTTTGTTGATAGGAGCATTTTCTTTATCTACTTTCTCTTCCGCCTTTACCGTAGTATCATCTGCTATTTCAACTTGAGTTTCTTCATCGGCATCATCCATCTTGTCGGCTTCATTGGCTTCTTCTTTTTCGGATGGCTTCTTACCAAATCCTTTTAGACTCTTATCATATGCTTTTTGGACATATGTCTTATCTGAACTTTCAGCATGTTGTTTTACAAGTTCCATTGCTGCTTCAAGAGAAATACCACGAGCAATCTTTCTTTCAGATTCATTTGTAATAGACACAACGTCATAGCAATGATCGCAGTTTTTGCTTAGTTGAACTTCTTGGTTGCCTTTCATTCCTGCGGTTTTTCCTGTGCCACGGATTTTCATTACGTTGGCGTCCTTGCCCATTGCCTTGGTTAGTGCTTCTTCGCCAGTCAAATCCTTCTTATCTGATTGAATAGGTGTACCAAACTGATTGTTGGTGATTTCTTGCAATACTAACTTTTTGATGGCTTTTTTTAGAAGTTCACGATTCATAAATGTATATATGGTTTAGTATATAAATATTATTATATAACAAAAAACCGCCGTATTATTGGCGGTTATGTGTGTTTTTATAGTATTATGCTTCGCAACTCTTGCATTCTAGGATGCTTCTACCCAGTTCTTGGGCAGGATTTGTGCCTCGTTGATAATAAAGGCACTTTATACCCTGTTCCCAAGCGAATATAACCAATTGATTTACATCTTTGACTGGAGTCTTGGGATGAATCATTAGATTGAGAGATTGACCTTGATCAATATACTTTTGGCGTGCAGCAGCCTGAATAATGACTTCCTTCTGACTAATCTCACCAAACGTCTTGAATACATCCTTTTCGTGTTCTGACAGGAACTCAAGGTGTTGAACACTGCCACCCTTGAGAAGAATGCTCTTCCAAGTATCTGCATTATTCTTGCCGTGCTTTTCAAGTACTGCTTCAAGATATGGGTTGCGATAAGTGAACTTACCTTTAGCCAAGTCCTTTGTATAATAATTGCTATTCAGCGGCTCGATACTTGGCGAAACTTGACCAAGGATGAATGAACTGCTTGTAGTAGGAGCAATCGCCATTGTAGTAACATTACGACGACCATATCCCTTTAGTAGCGGTGGCTCACCATATTCCTTGGCCATTTCCTTACTGGCAGCATAACTCTTGTCACGAATGACCTTATGGATTTGAGTATTCAGAAGTTTGGCTTCCAAGCTCTCAAACGGAATCATTTTGCTTTGTAGGAATGAATGCCATCCAAGCACACCAATACCAAGTGCTCGCTGATTCTTGGCGAAGGTATGAGCAGCCTTTAGAAAAGGAATATTTTCAGTTGCCTGAATATAATCTTCCATAACCGCATCAAGGAAGTATGTCATTGTTTCTACAGCGTCCGTGCTCTTCCAATCCTCATAATGAAGTAGATTCATAGAAGATAGATTGCACACGAATGTTTCTTCAGCAGAAGAACTCAGGCAGATTTCAGAACATAGATTAGAAGCGTGAATCTTCATCTTCTTGTCCTTATATACTTCTGGGGCATTATCATTTACATTATCACTGAAGAAAATGTAAGGATAGCCAGACTCAAACCGCTTTTTGAGCACTTTCGCCCAAACAGCACGAGCGTCCTTATCGCCTTCAATCATCTTCTTCATGAACTTATTGCTAACGCAAACACCAATGCTCAAGTCTTGAATAGCGTGCCCTTCTTCACGAATACCAAGGAACTCCATAATATCTGGATGTTCAATTGGAAGATATGCCGCAAAACTGCCACGGCGTACATTTGACTGCGATACTACGCGAGTAACCGCATCAAACATTTCCATAAAATGGACAGGACCAGAACTTGTGCCGCCTACGCTAATAGGCGTACCTCTGCTACGAAGATCACCAAAATAACCAGAAGTACCGGCACCATACTTTGTAAGCATACCAACTTCAGCAGTCTTTTCAAGAATAGCATTCATAGTGTCAGACACATATGAACCATTACAAGAAATAGATAGTCCGCGTCCATTACCAAAGTTTGCCCAAACAGGAGATGACAATGAATACCATCCTTTGTGCATATAGGACTCAAACTTTTCAGCGAATCCTTTCTTTTTTAGGATCTTTTCCGCAGCCTTGGAAATCTCGTGGATTCTTTCTTCTGCGGTCTGCCCTTTGGGCAAATATCCTCTTTCAAGGAATGTGATGCTGTCCTTGTTCAGCCAATAAATGTCCTTACTCATATATATTAAAATAGGTCGTCTGCTTGTATAGACTGTGTTTTCTTTGCGTATTCGACCGGTCTCTTATGGAAGAAATCAGTCATAGTATTACCCATTACATCCTCATCCATCCAAGTAGTCAACTCAATAATGCTTTGCGGCACATCAAATATTTTTCTGAAGCCAATCATCTCAAGCGAATCATTTAGACGACGCTGTACATATCCCTTTAGAATATCTGCACTAATCTTTTCATCAGCATAATCACCGATCATCCAATCAATAAGTTTGCATTCAGCATTATATGATTCTTGAGCTTCGTGAATAATTTTTTCTTCAAGTTCAGCATCAAACAACTCCGGTAGTTCTTGGCGAATAGTATTTACAATCTTTCCACCGGCCAGACCGTGTAGTGTTTCTTCTTTTGCCGTGTATGCAACCTGCTGGGCAGTATCCTTCAATAATCCTTTATAACGATTGAACCAGTTGATAATATAAAACTGGCTAAATAGAGACACGTTTTCAACATAAAGCGTGAAAAGGATCAGCGAGTATATATACTGCTTACGATTGTCTGTATATACCTTATCAAGATATTTACGAAGATACTTTACTCGACCTTGAATAATGTCAAGTTTTAGGTTTTCTTCAAACACATCCTGCATTTGTAGCACATCCAATAGTTTTTCATACGCATTGTTATGAATAACTTCAATATTGCCCATAGTAATGCCAAGATCAGATAATGCTGGATGTGGCAATGTATCACCAAGTTTCGTCCAAAATTTCTTTACAGATATTTCTATCTGTCCGATTGCACTCAAAGCATTCTTGATAATGACCTGCTCTTGCGGAGTTAGTTCAGTTTTGTATTGCTGTAAGTCGGATGTGAATGTGAACTCGTTTGGAGTCCAGTGTCCAGCCCACATGGCATCAATATATTCTTGTGCCCAGGGATAGCGATTTGGCTTACGAGCGATTTGTTCGTCAAAGATTGTCATAAAAATTTCCTCCGCTTGGTATTATTGTGTGGAGAATAAATACGTGTTATAAAAAATAAATTATGCAAAAAAATTTTACAAAATTTTCTCACAAATTGACGTTTTCGCCATTTTGATTTTGGCGAGAACTATTCCATTTATTCTTCAACATCGTCTTCATAGAAGACTCGTCATCTTCCATACCGGACTGAATAGCCATTGCTTCTTTTGACTTAGAATCATAGATCTCAATCTCGCCGTTGCCGGTATTCATTTTGGCATACAAAGTGATGCCATCAGGACCAAAGCGGTTCTTGATTACGTGACAACGAGCAGTATTGTTGGCTTTGTCTTGCATGTTTCGTGTTACGCTGAACACAAAATCGGCAGTCATGATCTTACGATACGAGTCAGCAATATTATGTGCCTGAACAACGTCTTCCTGACCGCCGCTTCGGTTTGTTTGTGAAGCAGTCCATACAGGAATCTGTAGTTCTCCTGCAACTTGCCGCAGTTCTTCATAGATGTTTCCTGCCTCGCTATAACTGTTGCTGTTCTTTTCCTTTTCCTGCGGACGAAGAATGTCGGCATAATCAACAATCATTTCATTGATTTTGACATTCTCAAGTGCCTGAATGCGTTCAATATGAAACTTGAGCGATTGAGCACTAACCGTCTTTAGCGGAAAATACTTCACAAACAACTTACCATCAATCTTCTTGATGACATCTTCAACTTCGCCTTGGCGATGCTTGATTTCCTGAAAGTCAATATGTGTAAAGCAGCAATCATATCGTAGTCCAACATAGTTTTCATTCAGTTCAAGCGTGAAGTGTGCGATGTTCTTGCCACGCTTCATTGCCTTGGCACCAAGGCTGCACAGCAGCCAACTCTTGCCAATGCCAGCAGGGGCAACAACAATACCCAGTTCGCCAGGTCCAAGACCGCCGTCCATAAGAGAGTCAATGACATCCCAGCCAGTAGGAATGGTGTTGCGGCACATTTCACTCATACGAGTAGCAACGTCCTTGTGATAGTTATGGCCGAGGTTGCGTTCCATACCCGCCTTCATTGCCTTATCAACAAGACCCTTGATCTTGTCATATTCACCTGTCTTGAGATGATCGACAGACTCAATAATGGCGTTCTTGAGTTTCTGGTTCTTGCAGAACTCAAGAAACTGCTCACGCACAAACTGTAGATCCTTTTCACTAATCTTGAGATATACACTCTTTAGGTGATCTGTCACCGTTGCCTTGAAGTCGGCATTTTCAATAGTATCAACACGCACCTTGAAAACTTGCATAGTAGGCAAGTCCTTGTATTCCGCGTGATATTGAATGATTTCCTTTACAATCCAGCGATGTGCCTCGTTCTCAAAGGCATCAATCTCTATGATGTCAACAACACGTTCAAGAAACGTCTTGTCCGTAAGGATGCTTGCGATGATCTTGACTTGAAATTCAAGACCATATTTGTGTAGATTGTCGATGATTACTGGAGCCATAAATGATGATGTTTAGAATATTACGACGCATTTGGAGTTTCGTCAATTTGATTCAGAAAAATTATTCAGTTTTTGCCATAACGTGCAAAGGATAGAATACTTCCTGCAACCATACATGATAGTTTGGTATAGTGGAGTGCATACCGTGTGCTGTAAGTTTTTGTATAAAATGAAACTTGTTGTAGTCATATACATTCTCTACAGCATCAGATATTTTCATTTGCAACGAACCTGCAAAACTTGGGTTCTTTAGTTGCATAAGCATATAGTTTCTATTCAAGATCTTGGAATGTTCCACAATACTTGAATATATCTTCTTTTCGTTTATACAATCCTTGGCACGAAGCAATAGTTCTTCGACTGAAGTTTCTTTGTTTTCTGTAAGCATAGGAAAGCATTTGATAGCAGTTTTGAGTCCAACTCCCTTGACGCCATCAATATTATCAGAACTATCGCCTTCTAATATACGATAGTAAATGAAGTTGGTAGGATGAACGCCATATTCATTGATTACATCCTGCACGCCATATATCTTCTTTTTGATAGGACTCCAGATACATACTCTATCGTTGATAAGTTGAATAAAATCCTTATCACCACTCATTATGGTAATCTTGGATGTTGAATACATCTGTGTGGCAATATAAGCAATAGCGTCGTCTGCTTCTATATAATCAATAGAAATTACACTTACAGGCAGGCTGCGAAGAAAATCAATCAGTTTCACCATTTGATTTATCATCGCTTCCTGTTCTGTCTTAGGATCGCTCATTTCTTCATATGCTCTATTTACACGAACAGATACTTTACGATTGTTCTTATATTCTGGATATATGTCTCGGCGGCGTTGGCTTCCGCCTTTACCGTCAAATACTACAATAACTCTTGTAGGACGTAATAGTTTTATAGCATATCCAAGACTGGTAAGAAATCCAGTTACTCCGCCAACGTGGTCACCGTTTGCACTCAACGTAGGTACGGCAATCCATGTTCTTATAAACTGGTTCAGCCCATCAACCACCAATATGTCGTCGTTTAATTTTTTAGATCCCGAGGACGACGATGTATTGTGTTCTTTTTTTATTTTATCAAAAATTGATTTATATTTGTTTTCCATGTTTGTTTAAAATATCTTTAAGATATTGTTTTTTATCCACGCAACTTTCCCAGTCGTGTTGCCAAACAACTACTATATCATATCCGTGGGATTTTGCCAAGTTTATTTTTTCGGCATCTTTCCGGTGTATTAACTTTACTTCTTCCGTAATTTTGTAGAAACGAGGATCTCTGTGCCAATATGTTCCATTATATTCCACCAACAGATTTTTTGCGGGTATATAAGTATCGTATGGTCGTCCATTTATTATAAATTCGGGTTCGACGTTATACCCCATCGTTTTAATAATGTATTCCATCTCCATTTGACCTTTTGACCTATATGTCGGTGTATGAATACCATCTTTCCATTGTTGTTTTGCTATGATAGATAACTTCTTTTTTGTTTCTTCGCTTCTCGGATAACTTCTATTTACTTTCTTTCTGGATATTCCTATTAGACTATTTCTATGCTTTTCTGACAGAGGAATTCCTTTTTTCGCCAAAGACATGCGAAGTTTCGTTTCTTGACTCCTTTTTTTTCCTCGCAACAAATTGGCACGTTTTTCTTTTTCTTCGTCCGTCTGTTTCCTTCCCACTATCGTATTGTATGCGTTTTTTCTTCTCAATTCTATAAGTTTTGGATCATTGATATACGATTGCTTTATTGCTTTAGCTCTTTTTTGTATTGTTTCTGGCGATGGTTTGTAGGTTCCTTTAGATTTTGCTCTTCTACTTTTTCCACACCTACTCAAGCATATTTTCTTTATATTGTTTTCTCCATACTTTTTGTAAATAGCCAACTGAACCTTTCTTCCCGTCTTAGAACCGAAATTGTTTTTTTTTCTTAATGCCATCATACTAATAATAGTATCGTCTCGTTTGAACTCCTCATATAATGATGTAATTAATTGATCGCTCGGAATAAATGTTTGATTTTTCATATATTAATAAATATTAGGTATTACTGTCAAACATCATATAAATCTATTATTGTGAACCATATGGAGGTATTTCACTCCATATGATTATTTTTATATATCTTCTTCTCTTGGACCCCAGAGACCATCCAACAGTTCTTGTTCGGCCATTCGGATGCAACTGTCTAGTTCATACATTGGTCCTCCGCGATCTTGTTCACGCCAAATCCAATCGCCGTGTTCTCGGATTTCGTCTGCATACATCTCAAATACGCCCTCTTCGCCCTTTTCTGCCAGAAGCTTTTCAAAGTCCTCATAGGACATTTCAGTCAAAGGGGTCAATTTTACTTTTGGGGTTTTTGCAACCTTTGTCTTCTTAGCTTTAGGCTTTTTTTCTGCCTTGGTCTTTTTTAATTTATTCTTTGGCTCAATAGCCGTTTCTTCTATCTGATTATTTATGTCGTGTGCATCTTCGCTCATATGTTTCCTTTCGTAATAATAAAAACCGTGTGGAGGTATTTCACTCCACACGATCATTTTAGTCGTCTGCTCCTTCTGATGCTTCGTCGTATTCAACGTCATCAGCCATTTCAGAGTTAGGAGCCTTATACTTCATAACAAAGTTCTCAACGAGTTTGTTATAAAGATAGTCTCTGCACTCTGGTCTGTCCTTGAGCAGCTTGGGCAAGTCCTTCTTTTCAAATACAACTGTCTCGGGTTCTTTACCTTCAACAGGCATAATGAATTGTAGGTTCTTTGCCTTCTTATCTTCTTCTTTTTCTTCTTCCAACTGCTTCTTTGTCTTCTTTTCACCTGCAACCTTTGGCTTCTTGGCATTGGTTACAATATCCCATTCAATGAGATGTTCCAACCAATTGCTGAAGTTGTCGATGCCTCGGTCAAAGTAGATGTCAAATTCAGCACTTCGCATAGGTGGTCCCATACGATTTTTGACAACAGTGCACTTGGTACGAATACCAACCGTCTGTTTATCAGCGTTTTTGATTTGATTCAACTGCTTTAGACGTAGGCGAAGCGAAGCGTGGAACGCAATGGCTTTACCACCACTGGTTGTCCAAGGATCGCCAAGTCCAACAAATCCTACCTTTTGACGAAGTTGATTGGTAAAGCACAAGCATACACGCTGTTTAGCAATAAGTCCTGTGATCTTTCTCATCGCCTTGCTGATAGCAATGGCTTTGCCGGTGGCATAACCATCCGCACCGTGATCGCTTGCCAGTTCCTTCTTGGTAGAAGCAGCGGCAACAGAGTCAACCAGAATAGTCACAAGACGATTCTTGCTGCTCTTGCGAACAAGAGTGATGATTTCTTCAACCTTATCAAAAACATCTTCTACTGTATCAACATTGATGTATAGCATCTTTGGAACGTCTACACCAATGGCTGTTAGAAAATCCGTAGATACGGAAGTTTCTGTATCAATGAATACTGCCAGTCCGCCCTTCTTTTGAGTTTCAGCAAGCAGGTGAGCGCCCATAAGGCTCTTACCAGATGCTTCAAGACCAGTCAGTTCAGTAATTCTACCTACAGGCAATCCACCATTTGGTCGATTGGCAATAGTCAAGTCAACGAGACTATTTCCGGTAGAAACCCAGTCAGTAATTTGCGAAGGATCATCTTCTGCATCAAGGAAGAAAGCAACTTTGCCGTCGCTGTTCTTATTGATGGAGTCAGCCAATGCTTCTGCCAGTTCATCGCGAGATGATTCAATCTCGTGTTCAATAGTTTTCTTTTTCATATATGATAGTATGTTTGAGTAATGGTGCGCCAGTACTCCATCTGGCGCACCATCTTCTCATCATTTATTCTACTACTATGTTCAACTTACGAGTTGAACAAATTGTTGAATTCGTCAGCAATTTCCTTAGTGCTGGAAGGAGCCTTGACCGCAGCCTTGGTCGTAGCACTTTTTGGTGCAGGAACATCGGCGGGTTCTGCTTCAGTAGTAGCAGCAGTGGCGGAAACAGTCTCGCCATCTTCAGCAGCTTCCTGCGAAGAGTTCAACCAAGTATCCATTACAGCGGCCAGTTCTTCGTAAGACAGTTCCGGAAACAGTTCTGTCACGTTCTTCTGGTTCTTGACCTTCTCCTTGATGGCGGCATCAGAAGGGTCAAACGCGGGAGTCTGATTTGGCTTTACGCGAATTGTGGTCTCGGGGAAGCTCTTGCCAGTTTCTTCGGCAGTCTTGAACTCCACGACAATGTCACGACCTGCACGCAGATCAGTAATATCGCCATAGTCAGCATCAGCAATAATGCTCAAGATTTCCTGATACACCTGCTTGCCCATACCCCAGAACTTCACACCTTCGTGCTCTGCTCCACGAACGAGAACAGGTACATATGTACGAAGCTTGGGCTCAAGCGAGCGACCAGTCTTCCACTCTTCCTTGTCTCCGCTCTTCTTGAGCTTGTTGGCAAACTCAACGATAGGATCGGGGCGACCAAATGAAGCAGGAGACAGATATGTCTTACCGTTCATATTATAGTGGAAAAGCAGTTCAATGAACGGATTTTCAGGATTGTGAGCATAAGGAACGATTCGGATTACGTTCTTGCCCGGTGTTGGCTTCCACACGGCGGTGGTCTTGTTTTGTGTGCTCTTGAGCGAATCAAGACGCGACTTAATTTTGTTAAGGTCTAATGACATAATTATTTATTCGTTAATTGTTAATGTGTTTTGACCAATTTGAAAATACTCAACTCGGTCAATGTTGAATACTATGACTCAATAAATGATAATCGTCAATCTATAAGAAGCCGTTGGCTATTTTTTCAATCGTTAATCAGTCATTCGTTAAGTATCTATAACTATAAACTAAAGAAAGTTTATGCTTAACTTATCTGATAAATTTTCATCAACCGTGTTGGCGTGACTTTTATTTTGCCTTCTCTGGCAGTAATGAATGAGTTCTTATATTGTTCCCAGTTTATCTGAAATGTATTTGATACTATGCCGTTATTCTGCTCTTTGATAAGTTCATTCAGAGCATTGATGCTGTATATAATATTATGTTCTTTTTTACGATGAACAGAAATGGTGTTGGTATAAAACTGACTACCGTTCTTTTCAGCATTATATGTCAGAAATATTTCGTCCTTATTGGCGACGTTTTGTAATACATACACTTTCTTTTCAAGTATGTTGTAATACTCAGACAACGCATCTATTTCGTTTTGATATGTATTATACTTTGCGAAAGTGCAAAGAAGTTGTGCGTTGCTGCCTGCCATATTACGTCATGTTCTTTTCTGCAAAGATTTTGTATTCATCTCTGTCAACACTCTTAACCGGCACAACTTCACCGCTCAATCCAACAACGGCTACAGTATTTCCTTCAACATCTCTATATTCACCATATGGTTCCGCTCTCCAACCTTTTTTAGCGGCAAATTTCTTTGATACAGAAGAATATTGTTCGGGAGGAGTTGTTACCACAGGAACGTCTATAGCGGGAGCGGCGGCTGAGGCTGGTGCGGCTGGTGCTTCCGAACTTGGTTCTTGTGAATACTTTCCTTTATAAGTAGGTCCAAGTTTTTTTGCGGCATATTTCAATAGCGCGTCACTTCTTGAATCTACATCCAAATCTTCTTCGGGAGCTTGCGACTTTGGCTTAGAATCTTTTGGAGCATCCGAGGGAGTTCCTGTTTGTACAGTTTTTTTATTTGTTGGTTGCGCAACTGGCGCGGATTGTTTTGCTGTCTGACCGGTATTAACTTGTTGATCTACAGAGGTTGTTGCCTGTGCCGTCTGTCGTCTTTGTTTTCCCTTGCGTTTATAGTAAAGATTCATACCACCCTTACCGTGGGTTGGGTCCGATACAGCGTGTGTTCCTTTTTTTATTGCAGCGTCACGATATTCTTTAGATGGAAATGTAACCAACCATCCTTCCTTGTTATAAGCTTGGCGGTCTGGATATTTTCCTTCTGCAAACATTGCCGTGTCGAGTAGATTTTCTGCTATTTCCTCGGTCAACCCAAATCGCACAGAGCGTTCTACAAAAACAGCCAAGTGATCGGCGTTGTGTATATCAAATACTCCGGACGATATTCTATCGTCAGATTCGCAGTCAAGTATTACGTTTTCTATTAATTTTTCAATTTCATTTTTCATTGTACATCTCCGCTACTTTTTCGTTTGATAAGAACTGGTCCACTCTGCGCATAACCATAAAACATCCAGTCTCCAAACCAGTTTTCTAGATTTGATTCATATTCAAATGTGCCATTTTCTTTGAATAAAATAATTCCGCCAGTATAACTTCCCCCCGATGAGGATACAGCCTTGAGCATTTCACTTGCAACTTTAACTGGGTCGTAAATGTCTTTATCAACTTGGGGATGATATTTGAAAAACTCAAGTCTTTTTATTTGTGGAATTATTATTTCCATTTTTCTTGCTTGTTTTTCAATTGGAGATACTTTTATTTGAACAGTTGATCCTTCTGGTGCTGGTTCTTTTATCTTTTTTTCATTCTCTGCATCAAGGTCTTTCAATTTAAGAACTTTTGTGCTATCGTCTAAATCAAATTCTACCTTCTCGGTACCAGTAACCGTTCCATATTCTTTTTCTGAAAGTCCTCTTACATATAATCGCAAAGTTTCTAAACCATATATTACAGAAACTCCCAAACTAAATAATGAAGGATTTTTTATAAAATCTTCGGTTGCAGTATAATCGCTTCTTTTCTTTCCTAGCGAGCCTAAACCGTCTTCTGCACCGGATTCTTTTAAAAGATCAATCAATGCTTCCTTATATTCATCTTTTCTACAATATTCCATGAGTTCTGTGAGTGCTCGTATGTAGGGAACTTTATCAAATCCTCCTCTACCGAATGCCGCAACGGTTATTCTAAAAATGTCAGAACCTTCTTTTACATCTATTTTTCTACCATCGGCCAGCAAAATATCCCCAGACTTCGTTCCTGCACTTTTCGCGTCTTTGATCAACAATACAATTATATATTCTCCACGACCCGCAGAACCAGTAGAATCTACTTTTTTCGCCGACGATCTTGCACCGTCCAATGCTTTCATAAAGTTCAAGAAGTCCGATTGTTTTATTTTCTCGTTTATATAACTTACTGCACTTTCCGGCGTTTCATTATCCAAGTGTTCAAGAAAATCCATTTTATTCTGTGCAGAAAGCTCATCCAATGCATCAATAATTTTTTCTGCGGAGTTTTGATTAAAACCTTTTTCTTGCGTGAGAAAATTTACATCCCATTTTGCCTTTGCGCCAAAAGTTTTATGCCATTTTTTAGCCGCTTGCCCCGACTTTATCATTTCTATGCTCGTTCCGTCTTGATACATCGGATGATTTTTTGCGATTAACGATCCTCCTTTATTTACAAAATATTTAGAAGCAAGTGGATTGATCTCATCTCGTTCTGCCAGTATTTCATTTAATATAGAAATATTTTCTGGGGTGTCATGTCCACTCGCCAAACCATCTGGCGAACGCATCGCCCATTCATTGAGAACATACTCTATAATCTTACTTTTTTCCATGATATATAAATATTCGTATATATGAGATATACGCTTATTATAAATATTATATAGAGATCTGTTTCATATCACCATAATTCTTGCCTGCATATACTTTTACCGGAAACTTGTCGCGTTCCATTATGCTCTTTATTCTTTTTATAACAGGCATCTTATCGCTTTTATGAGCATCAAACAATATGCTATCGTATGTATATAGCACCGGCTTGGTTTGTTTATCATTTAGATAATTCATTAGTTCGCCAAGCACATCTACTGCCATTTCTGTCTCAAACGCCTGTAGTATATAGTTGAATAGTTTATTGGGAGTAGGATCTTGAATATGACAATGTTTGATTTTTCTGCCATACTTTGGCGTTTCTATATATCCATTTTCCTCAAAGAACTTCCAGCGATGGTCAATATATTCCTGCACCTTCTTTAGATATGGAATATGTATCCATTTCTTATCAATGCCGCCATATATCTGTGTAAATGTAAATCCTTTAGCGACAGCAATATCTTCGTCGGTTATATTGGACTTGTTGAAATAATACTTGGATAGATATGCGTATGGATTTTCAGCGGCGTCCATTTGGAAGTTGGATAAGTGAGCAATAAGACGCGGATGAAACGCATTATAGTCCATCATCACAAGCATACCATCGTCGCCATATCTGCTTACAAAGCAGTTTCTGCTACCATCATTCTTATTCAACGCCGCATAATTGACGCCGCCAAATCTATTAGAGGGTCTGCCAGTTGATGTAAGCAGGTTGTATTGCGAAAATACAAAATTGTTTTTGATATGGCGATTTTGTTCCTCGCCGAAAATATCAGTAAAATCTTCATTCACGCACAATCCATTTGACTCTAACTTGGCAAACAAGTCAGTCATAACATTGTTGGTGAATACAAATCCCTTCTCGCGAATATTAGACAAGTATATGTTCTTTATCTTCTGAACATTATTGGTGAATACTTTGGCGTGCTTATATACCGGCACACACTTGTTCAGATCAAACATATTCTTGAAATGAAAATCAATGAAACTGTGCGAGTTGGTCGTCTCAATTTCAGACGGCAGTTGGCCATTCTCAAGAAATCTAAACACATCTATGTCTATGAAGTTATAATCCTCGCCAAACAACTGAACAATATTCTTCTTGTCCGAAACTATCTTGTTATGAAACTTGGCATTACGCAATACAACCTTGACGCTCTCAAGAATATTATCCAAGCAGATGCACTCGTTATGATCTATGGGCAAACACCAATAGTCGTCGCTGACATAAAAGTAGAAGAATAATAGTGATATGTTGTTGTTGGACACATGCTTTTGATTATCCAAACAAACAGCACTGATATAAACGTGTTCAGAGTTTATGATTGAACACAGATTGTTATAGTCTTCGGTTGTTTCTACAATATGCACATGAGCAATATGGCATATCTGCGAACAATGTCAACTTATTTTAGTTACCTCTCCAATACTCAAGCGGGTTGTTCAATACTCCAGAAAGATCTATACCTTCTTCTTTTTTTATTCTATCTATCTCAAACCTATTTTGCTCAGTTACGCCAGCTTTGTCAAGAATGTTGCCTTTATATATGTTATTCTTTGGTCCAGTAATTTTCCACTTTACTTGGACTGTTTTATACAAATTTAAATTAATAGAAGATTTATCCACATAAGATATTTCATTAATCACGTTTTCATTTATCTTTTTTACAAATACGCGAGTAATATATCCCTTGTTATAATCTTCGGGGGATGGTTTTGGTTTGGTGATTAAAATATTTGTTATTTCACCAATCTCTGGAAACGTGCCGTACTGACTAGGTAATGTTTGATTGTATATCATAATACTGTGAGTGGTCTTACCTGTGCAACTAGTGTAGTAATCCACATTTTATCTTCAATATTTTGCTTGACATCTGATATTTGCCATACCGCATTTTCAAAATTATATGCTTCTGGTGCATGGTCTATCAAAAATTGAGAAAGATAGTTTACACCCGATATTCCCAATAGTTCCAACGTCAGTGTGGTTCCTGGCATTATTGCATTATTCAAGTATGGAGATTTTTTATTTGGCAGTTTCAAGATATAATTCAAAAATGTAGAATTTTTTTCACATATAAAATATTCTAGATCTTTCTTTGGGTTATTTTTATCTTGTGCATAATATACATAAAAAGCATTTTTGTTTTTATTGCTGCGAGTTTGACGTTTCTTTACAAGTTCGTCCTGTTTTTTGATATGAGCATCAACGGCACTTTCAGATGGAGTATTTCCCGATACAACCACCGTTGGTAGTTCTCCTTTTCTATATAATCTGTCTCCTGCGGAATACCTGCTTACTATAGGTGTAGCAGCGACATTTTTTGTCTGCGTGGATCCATCTGGATCTTGTTCCGGGTTTGCACTTTGCATTACCAACTGATTCATCATTTCCGAACTAAGCTTTACATCAAACGACGCGGCTCGCAAAAATGCAGAATCTATCGCACCAAGAGTTATTATTGGCAAATTTTTTGCATCATTTTTTACGGCTATACCTGGCAAATTTTCGTCATAAACGGAATATTTTCTGTTTCCATATTCGGCGGGTATTAGTTTAAGTTGACATATCTGGCATAATGACTGGTTTATTCCTTGCAACAGTTCTTCTATTAGTTTTAATACGGAATCATTTTTTTTAACCAGCGCTCTAAAATATTCTTCATTTATAAATAAATCTTTTAGAAGTCCCCAATATCCCGCTTTTAGATTTTGCGCAACCTTGCCGTCAGAATCAAGAACTTGCTCGTCTCGATACACCGGAAATGATTCTCCATTTGGATTTATTATTTCTTGCAAATTGTCAAATTTTGTTGTGTCTAAATAATATTCTTTTAAGATATCTTCTACTTTATCTTTAAACAGAAGGTTATATTTTTCATCTTCTGGTTTATAATTATTGGCTGTGCCTTCACCTTTATTTTCTTCAAATACAAACCTAGGAGCATACCTATTTGGTACCAATACATTCGTGTTGGCCGATTTCAATAACGGATTTGCGCAAACTCTCGTTTCCAATATATCAAGTTCACGTATAATTGCATTTTGCGTTCCACGCATTTCAATTTTAAAAAATGCATTAATTATGTCCTGTACTAAATCCATCCTCAACCAAAAATTTGGAGTATTCTTTGATATCGGAGTATCTTGTATTCTAAATACTCTTTTTTCTTCTTCAAAGGTCTTGTCACCGATCCTCAATTCTTTTCTTAGTTGTTTATACTTATCTTCCTTAGAATCTATGTTTTTCATGTTATCGTTTGCAAAAGAATGAAAACTTTTTACCGAAAGATAGTCCTGTTGCTGTTTTATGGTAACATCTTTGTTTGCGATTTGTTCGCCTTCTATAAGTTTATTTGCATTAATTAATGTAGTATGACAGTCATATCCACCATTATCATTCATCTTAAACCCGTAATCTACGATAAACCCCAGCCCAGCGTCATAATTTCCGTTGGATTTTTTTATATATTCGAGCGTATAACTTGGGTCAACAAACATTTGATTTATCCAGTCTAGGTCGGTCAAATCTACTAATGATACTGTATCATAATTGTTCCATCCCCATTCAATTAAACAAGTTATTCTCGGAGTTAAAAAATATGGAATAAGATAATTCAATTGCGCGAGAGAATAACATTTCCAATTTATGGTTATTTTTCTACATAAGCTGGGGAAACTAGAATTTGTTCCGCTGAATTCACAAGACACCGACTCTAAGCTAGGTGGTGGACGGTGTGGAAAATCCGTTCTCTGTTTTAATTGTTGGTTTGGTCCAAGAGCAGAAGATTTATCAAACGGTATTTGATGTGGATTTCCCCTTGCGTCTACTCCTATAGTAATTTTTCCATCTGCGTTAAATCCATAACTTTCATTAAACCCGTATGTTCCTCCCAAAACAAAACCGTCTTTACCTTTAGCATCTGGTAGCGAAGATATCCCATTTGAAAAAAATCTCGCCCATGCAGTTCTCGGTCCACTATATGGTTTAGCTTCTGTCGGGGTAGGGTTTTGCCCATATTCTCGTGCCCTTCGTTTAAGCTCATCTACTACCCACGGTGATAGTGGATGCAATCCCCACGGTACTACAGTTACGTTGCTCATAACAATTATGTGTTGTTTTCTCTTCTAAATTTTAGAATAATATTATCTATGTTTTGTGGTATTCTTATTTGTTGTCCTGTGGGTGCCTTGAGTGTTGCTTTTACGCCATTTGCTTGAGCAAGTACCCACCACAAAGTACTATCATTATAAAACCTGTGTGCAAGGTTGTCAAGATAATCTGTTTCATTTGCTACAATATATATGTCGTTCGCAGCAACAGGTATTTTTGGATATCTAGTTGTTTTAAATACGCGCTTACCATCATAGCGTTTAAAAACATTAGTTTCATTTTCAATATATCTATTCATATTACAATGTACTCCATCCTACTTGAGGACCAAAGTGATAATTTTTTGTCTGTGATTGTTCTCTTTCAATGACACTTAGTTGTACCGATACATCTATCATGGTTGGAAGCTGTCGAGAATATACATTATCTTGCGTTATGGTTTTTTCTTTTCCGTATACATACGTATATTTGTTATCTCTTAGTGTTTCCCAGTGCGCGTCGTCTGGAACGGTTACGCCTACGCTTCTTAATATAGCTGGCTGGTCTACGTATAAGTCTCCTATTCTGAATTCAATCATAGGCGGATATATAAATCCACTTTCTCTCCCCGTGGTTGCAGTGTCTGGATCTTCTGATAGTAAGATTTCTTCATTAGTAACTATTGCTCTGTCTGTGTATTTACTTGGTCTAGTTAATCCTACTAAATAATTAACTCTTTCCCAGTTAGGGACCAACTCGTATATACTATTTGCGTATACTCTAAAATTAAAACTTAAGTCTCTGCTAAACCCTTTATATACAAAAAGCTTGTCTGCACGACCCATGTATTTAATGTCATCCCAATCAGCAGTATTGTTATCTTGTATGCTTCCGAGAGTGGCTCTAAATGGAATATAAATTTGATTAATCAAGTCGTAAAAGTAAAAGAAAATAAGGTCTCTTGACTGATTCGATCCTTGGGCCAAAAATAACTCATCTATGTCTCCAGTTGGAGTCAATAAGTTGTAATCGTCCGGCGTTCCTGTTTCATTAAGTTTTTTTGACGCTTTTGCAAACCCTCTGTTGTCTATTCTTATTTCATTTACTATTCCACCTTGTTCTCTCAAATATTTTAAATACGGACCTTCTGCTACAGATGATTTATCAACTACGGTAGGTTGTGCACCTGTTCCATTTGGAATAGACTCATAATTATTGTTACTGTTGACTCCTATTATCGGATTTTCTGTGTATCTTTCCGCAGAAGATCTAAATTGACCGCCTCCCGTAGTTTGATTGTATGGTAGCATTGCGACCACCATTTTTGAATACAAATCTTTTAAATTATTATATGCCGGTCTCCCGATTGCGCGGTCAATTTCAAAATCGGTTATTCCGACGGAATCCATTTGTATCTTTACACTAGGTGCATATTGTGTGGAAGTATCTCTAGGATCTTGTTTTGCTGGATAGTATTTGTGATAATCGGATGCACCTAAATTTCCTATAGGAGATGTACCTCCAGTTTGTGTACCCGTTGTTGCATATCTATCATTATAAAAGGTCTGCGGTTGATTATATGCTGTGGTTTTTAATAGCCCCGATCTATCGTTTAAAAATGAATAATAAATACCTTCTTTTCCGGTTTCATACTCTGGTCTATATTTCCATGTTTCTCCGACACTTCCTCCAAATGCCCCAAGTGGATTCGTACTTGGTATAAGTTTGCGAAGTTTATCCACCAGTCCGCTTGCCAACTTTTGTAAAAATCCTCCTCCATTATCATTTTGACCAGCATTTGATGCCCAAATTTCATTAAAATTTGAAACAGCTTTTGACGCAGTGGGGTATCTTAGCAACCCATATTTTGCTCCACCTCTTTTACTTGCATATTCAGAATATGGAACTCCATTTTCTCCAGTAGCAGTACCATCCAGTCTCGGTTTTTCCGAGTCTTTGGTAGAAAACCCAAACGTACTTAATAGAGAATCTTTGAAGAAGTTTAGCAACCCTCCGCTTGTTTCCAAATGTCTTTGTGGATATCCTATTAACCCAAGCGAACCGGGTCTTGCCGTTGCTTTCAATAAACTTAATGGATTATAGATTCTTGTTTCGTTGAATGCGTTTTGCTGCTGAAGTAATAATTGTTTCCCCGTGTATAATAAACCAATACCGCTTGTTGAAAACTTTGTCATTCTTATGACATCTCTTGCGGTAGAACCTACGGGAAATGCTGTCGTGTCGTATCTAGTTAAATTCTTTTGAAAGTTTGAGTCAGTAAGCTTCGTGTATATATAAGGCTGGTTAGATCCAATATCCCCACCAGCTTGATAATATGGACTAAACTTATTATATAAATTATATTCATTCTTTTGGAATGCTATCAGATTTTGCGCAGGTGTACTTCGCTGTATAGGTGATAGTGGAGCTAAAAATGTATTGTCTGCCATAAGTTATAAATATTAAGATGTCTTGGCCAATGTTCTAGAAACTAACGCTCCGTCCATATTAACCGCGATTGCGCCATCTTTTAGTAGACCAATAAGTTCATCTAATTTTTCGATCATCGCGTTTTGATTATTGTTTACATTAACCACCGGAGATGCTCCGCCCGCCGTTCCTCCAAGTTTTGATATTGCTTCAATAAGTTTATTTATTGTTTCTTTAAGCTCATCGAGGTTTTTAACTTCGACTGCCATCGCAACTTGCTTTTCAACATTAACCGTTGCTTCAGTATTTACTGCTGCCGTGGCATCTCCTCCGCCAAACAATTTACCAATAACGGGAATATTTGTAATAAATTCTGATGCTTTTTTAAACGGTGAGATTAACAAGTCAAATACTCCGCCCATAATATTCTTTATACCATTTATGATAGAATCGCCAAGAGAACCGTCTCCTCCAAATATCCTAGATATAAAATTTACTACAGCTTTAAATGGCGAAGTAAGTGCATCCAACACCATACGTCCGACCGATTTTATACCGTCAACTATTCCAAGTCCTATTTGCGATGGGGACTTCCCCATCAGTTTCTTTTTAATCCAATTATATCCATTCGAAAATGGTTCTATCAACGCATCTAATAACATTCCTCCTATAGATTTTATTCCATCGACTATTCCAAGTCCTATCTCCGATGGAGAATTTCCCAAAAATTTTTCCGAAATCCATTCATAAACTCCAATAAATGGAAACATGAGATATGTAAATATTTTTTTTGCGCTTGCTTTAAAGCCATCAATCATACCATCTGTTAAATCTACACCAAACATTTTTAATATCCACGCTCCAATATCTATAAGCGGAGAAACTATTACGTCGAATATAGCACCCGGCACAGCTTTAAGAGACGCAATTATTTTTTGACCAATACTCAAATTATCGTCGGTCCATATACTAAACAAGCTTGTTCCCAACTCCCACAATATTTGAATTGCAGTTATAACTTGTCCTATGCCAGGTATAGCTTTTGCGAATAATCCAACAAATCTGCCTACGGAACCAAATATTTTTCCAAATACTCCAAACACTTTTGTCACTGGTCCTAGGTGCTGACCAATTCCACCAACTGCACCAAAAAGTTTAGGTACAACATCAAGCCCAGATTTCACAAATGTAATTGCTCTTTTTATATTATCAAACCCATTTAATATCCGAGCAAAACCTATAGACGCTGCACTTCCTAAATTTTTTATGTAATCAACGAAATTTTTTATATAACCAATATTCATGAGTACCGATCTACCAAAATTAGAAAAATATCCAACTATATCTTTAAATACTTTTAATTCCGTGAATAATTTTCCAGAGATTATGCCCAAGAACATAAATCCTCTTACTACCAAGCTAACCAATTCTCCAAGTTTTTCCGCATAAGGAATAATTTTTTCCACCCCTTCTCCTATCTTTGTCATTATTTTTTCCAACGTCAGTCCGCCTTCTTCTCCAGATCTTAATTTACTTACAAATTTATCAAACGGAGATAAAAATCCACGAATTATTGCCGTAATAATTTTAAACGTTGCTCCGAGTAATCTTGCAGCAATTATTATTGGTGGCATTATTGTATTTGCTATGGCAAGAAGAGAATCTGATATGTCTGTCCAAATTCCAGAAAATGCGTTGGTAAGTTTATTAATCTCTCCTTGCATTAATTGTTGTTTTGCCATTTCTTCTGCTTGTTTTTCCAGATCCGCCGCCGCAGCTTTTTCATTTTCCTTTATTTTTTGCTGCATTTCCATGTACTTTTTATACAATTCTGGTTTTGTCTGTTCTAATTTCGCGAGAAGTTTTTGTTGATTTTGCTGCTTAATTATTTCGGCAGTTGTCATTCCTGCCGCTTTAGCAAGTGCTTCTTGTTGATATACATTTAATCCTGTAAAGTCTCCTGCCTTTTCAATCTGCTTAAGTGCAAGCTCTCTGGACTTTACTACATCTCTGGCATATGCGGCTGCTCTGGCTTCTTGGAAATTTAACGATTTTCCAATTAATGCAGAAGCTTCAAGCTCGCTCGTAATAGAATCTTGATAATTAAGAAACCCTCTCGCAGATTTTGATAACGAATTTACCGTAGTTCCCAATCTTCTTGCTTCTACGGTAGCACGTATAAGAGCCATAGGACTCTTGGCAAGAAATGCAAGAGTATCTTCTGATGCGTTTGCCATATCATTCAATACTGCTCTTGGTGCTACTCCGCCCATTTCAGCCAAAGCCACAGCAGATTTTATCATCGAGTCTCCAGAACTTCCTACAGATTGAGAAATAGATTCAAACAACCCCTTGAATTTTGCAGCATCTTTTACATTAAGTCCAAGATTCGCCGCGACCTTTGCAGTATTTGCAATTACTTCTTCTGTTACAAGTCCTATGACTTGAAATTCTTCAGTAAGTGCCTGTCCAATTTCATACAATTCTTTCAATCCCACGCCCAAATTTGCCATCTGCACATTTACTCGTCTAACTGCATTGTCTAAATTTTTAGTTTGACTGACCAAAAATCCAGTAGTTTGTCTAAAATTAAACGCAGCTACATCAAGTTCTTTCCATCTCGCCAACGATGCGTTTAACATTGCCAACCAAGCGGCCATTCCGCCTTTAGAAATATCCGATAAAAATTTTTTTACTTTGCCATATTCTTCTGCGTTCGCGCTGACAAACTGCTCAATTTCTTGAGTCGTTCTAATTAAGTTTTTTGTTATTTTTAGTTGATCTTCTAAAGTTTTAAGTTCATCTTTTTCGGTTTTTAGACGGCGAGCTATATCTTCAGCCACAGCCTTTCCGCCTGCAATTTTCTTCGTTAGTATAGATTGTATATAATCTTCTATTTTTTCTTCTCGCTGCTTTGCGACGAGTGTATCTTTAATTGTTTGTATTTCTCGTCTTCTGGCCGCTGCTGTTCTTTCTGTAATTTTTCCGGAAGCTATTTCTTGCTGAAATTGTCTTTCTTTCCAGGTAAGTAGCTCTTGTTGAAGTTTGACTTGATCCTTGATTATACCAGATCTTTCATTGGATGCTTGCAACTGATATTCATTTTTTTGTATAGCACTATACGTAGTTTCTAGCTTTGTAATTTTTTGCTTTTTTTCTTCAATTTTTTTAGTTAAATCTAATACTGTTTCGTTACCTTGTATTTCTTTCTGCAAATCTTCTGCTCTTTTTTTTGAAACACCGCGAGTTTTATCTACAACCTCTGATATTTTTTCATATACATCCAATGCCGCTTTTGCGCGATCATATTCTTCCTGTGTCATTGATACGTTCTTATTATCGGCCATTTATATGATAGGTTATCTTATATAAATATATAATAACCACCATTTTTACCTACGTATTCCGGGTCTATCGACTTTTGGACCACTCGATTTTGGACCTTTGGCGGCATTTTCGTGCTGGTCCGCCTCTTGCTTCTTTGTATCTACGAGCTTTCTTATATAAAATCTACGTAAATGTATAGGCATTGCATATGCCTCTGTGTGACTAAATGCCCCATTGCTGTAATAGCACAGCGTAAATATCTCTTCGTGTAAACTTATCTTATACTCAGGTGGTAGGCCAAAAGAAGTCAACACCCAGTGGCATTGCCATCCTTTCATTATGCCCACAGGCACTGCAAGTAAAGTCAAACGTCATATCCATATCCGGTGTGTTTTCACGAATATATCTTCTTAGTGCCATACTATCCTTAGCTAACATATTATCCACAAATTTTTTGACCACTCCTCTGTCACTATTTCCGTCAACGGATACAATGCTATACTTTAATCTTGTGGTCATTTCTGGCGTATTTGCTTTGGATATTTTTGCAAGACCCTTTAGCTCTGCATCAATATCCCCTTCGTCTTTATGCGTTAGTAGTCTATAAACTACAGTCTTTTTTGATACGGGTAGCTCAAAAGAAAACGCATTTTCTCCTTTGGTATATTTACTAAAATCAAATTCCTTGGATTTTAGTTCTCCCAAGTTTATTTTTACTTCATTTTCTTCGCCGCATTTTGGGCATGTAATTTTTGCAGGATATTCATCACCATATGCAAGTCTTCGGGCAGCTATAAATATTGCATTTTTGTCTCCTACAAAAATATCATCCAGTTTTACGTTTGGCGTTACAATCAATGCCTTTAACAATTCATCCAATACTACACCCTTCTTAATAAGATTTTGATTGGTAAGAATATCTTCTTCACGAGCAGTCATATACTTCAATTGTATACGACCAGAACTAAGTGGAGAAGAAAGCGGATAAAAATAACCCTCCGATGGCAAATCAATATATTCCGTTGGAAAATCGAGCTTCTGTTCTGCTTGTACAGGTGGAGCTACTTGTGGTGCTGCTGGTTGTGTATTTTGCTTTGTAACAGGTATTGTATTATTATCCATATGTAGTATAACGTTTGTTTATTCATATATATGAACTAAAATTAGTTTTTGTATATATAAAAAGTTTCTGCCGCTAAAAAGCGGCAGAACATTGAGGTTATTTATATTTTTTATTTATTATACTGCTTTTACGGTGTCTCCTACTACTTGCAGGGTTAGTTTTGCGCCTGCTGGTAGCTTATCATCAACATACATATCGCTATATGCATCCAGCTTTGCTTGTAGAGATGGATCTATTTTATACAGAGACAATTCTCCGCCCAACAAAGTTTTCAGGTGTGCCATAAGTGGTCCTTTTATTTTGTTCATATCAATTTCTCCCACATCATCGCCGTCGAATGTAACGGAAATTTTTGATGGAACGGACGATGATACTGAAGAAATATCTTCGCCTTCTTCACCTCCTTCGTCTCCTGCGGATGCTTTTGGTCTTCCCATTCCAGTCATGCCTTTTGGCTGATATGGTCCTTTTGGAGCCTCTGTTGGTGTACCATCTGGTATTGTCTTGTGTCCTTTAACAACCCAACCTGTTGGAGAATTTGGATCTTCTACCTTGAATTTACTACCAACCGCGCCTTTTACACGAGCCATTTCATCGATCTCTTCGCGTATCATTTTAAGAATTTCTTCCTTTAGACTACCAACTTTTTGTGGGTTAGCTGGCTTTTTAACGACAGGAAGTTTTTTGCCTTCTTTCTTTTCTTTTGGTTCTGCTGTCGTGGTCAACGACTTTGAGTCGGCTACGTTTTCGGTATGCTCTGTTGACTCCTTTGCTTTCTTGAAACCAGATAATCCTTTTGTTTCATCTAGTTTTGACTTTTTAACAGCAATCACTTCTTCTGCGATTACTTTTAGTAGTTCTTTTAGTTCTGATTTTTTCATAGTGTTTTCTTTGAGGTTAATTCTTCTGGCATAATCTTCTGCCGCTTTTGTTGATGCATCTATTATGTTCTTGATATATTGTTCTCTCTTTTTTGGATCACGTTCTTTCAAGAATATATCATCATACGCAAGATCGGTCAAACTAGCTTCTAGTTGACCTATCTTAAAAAGATATTTTGGTGAATTGTCCATATTACCACTTTCTGCAACTCCAGTAACGTGCTTTTGTACGTGGTCCTGGATTAGCGCAATTATGACGTGCTCTAAAACTTTTCCTTCTCTTTGGATTACTCTTCTTGATACGCATCTTTTTATCGCCGAAGTTTACCTTCTTTACTTTACCGGTTGTTGGATTACGAACAAAAACTTTGAACTTTTTTACATCGCCCCTCATTGGTTTTCCAAGTTTTACCTTGCGACCACGATATTCTGCTTCTGTCAAGTTTTCTTTAGCATCGGCGTTAATATCTCCATAAATCTCATAAAACTCATCGCCTTCGCAAGTATGCTCTTCACCTTCTGGAACCATTTCCCAGTTGGTCTTGCGATAGCATTCTTCATAAGCCTCGTTGGTACCTTCTTCCATGGCAGCTTCATAACATTCCCAACATTCATCTTGCATCTGGTTCTGTTCGTTATACATCTCTTCTACCATTTCTCTGATTATATTCTTCAGTTGTTCTTCTTTCATAAGGGTTTCCTCGTTCTTTTTTCTGCCTTGGCAATGTGCTTTTTGACTGAATCCTTTTGGATGACTACAATCAATGCTACGCTTGTATTTTTTGCTCCATTTTTCATCAAGTTCTTCAACGCCTTCTGATTTGTTGCCCCAGTTCTTTACTCCTTTTTTACGGCATTTTACTAATGCACCAGAAGCATATGCACTTGGCCACACTTTATAGCGCGATTTAACTTTATAATAACAAGCATCTTTCTTTTCGTTCATCAATAGTTCTGACACAAGTTCTCCACCACAAATAGGGCACATATGATTTTCATTTACATTATCCATAGTAAATTCCTCTGTTTCTGCTATATTTTGTTTTTCTAAATGGTTTTTAACTTTCATCAACTCTGATTGATTTAAATCGTCCAAGTGTTCTTTACCCGTCAACTCTTTTGTAAGTTCAAGAAAGCTTGGCTCGTTGTCCCACTCAATACCTAAGTCGTCTGCAAGTTTATGTATGGTTTCTGGTGTTATATATTCGCTCAATTCTTTTTTCAACGATTGCAACAAAGCACGAGCTACAACACGATCCTTTTCTTTTTCGGCATCGCTTAGTTGGTTGTAGTCAATATTCATCAATTTTTTTCTTTGTTGTATCTTACTATCCAGTTTACCAGACTGGCGTAGTTTTTCAGTATCATCAAATTGATCCGGATTTTCAACAAACTTTTTTGCTGTAACATTCCATCCTTTGTGAATAGCATTCGCAATTTTTTCAATATCAGTAACGCCCATATCAATTACTTCTTTAGCATATATTGCAGACATTATATTAGCCTGCCAACCAAAAGTATTACCCGGCGTGCTGCGACCATATCCATATGCTTGATCCAGTGCTTGATCGCTAATGGTTGCCAGTTGTTCAATAGAGAAATTGGAAGATTCTGTTATAGATTCCTCTGTTTTCTTTTTACAACTACCTGGTGCACCAGCAGGCACACCACGTACTCGTGAGTATCCCTTCCAGCACTTTAGTTCATCCATCTTATCAGCCTCGGTTTTTACATTTTTTGCTTTGCCGCTACGATCTGGATTTGGGTCTTCACGTCTCTTTCTGCGTGCAGCAGTTGCTCTACCTTTCTTTCCCATCGCTTGTGCAGACTTTAGTGGACGACATTTTGGCTTACCTTCGCTTGATTTTTCTCTGGCACATTGACCACGTATCTTACCATCTGGTCCGAATCTTACCCATTTCTCCTTGAACCATTTGTGAAGATTTTCTTCAAGTTCAATAAGCTGTTTCTCAATGTTATCCATAATACATCAAGCTCTGTCTTGTATTGCCTGTTGCTTGCGAATATTATCAGACTGCTGCTTTTGCAGCTTTGCTTTCATGCGCTCCGCTCTTTGCATTTTTGGCTGGATGGTTTGTTGTAGCTTGGCTACATCGCCTTCTATTTTTTTAATATTAGCAGTTAGTTTGTCACTCTGAGCTTTTAGATTCGCTAGTTCTTTTTTATCCGCGTCAGTCAATCCAGTTTCAGCAGCAGATGAATCGAGTGTGGTATCAAGTTCATTAAGATCTTTTTCGTATATTTCGTTCATCATATTGACTGCGAGATTGAATACACTACTTTGCTTCATAAAGTATACCGCCGCATTCCAGTCTTCGGCTTTAATTCTCTTCTTCAACTCGTCGGCGTATCCGTCAAGTTTTTTTTGCCAATAACTTTTTGGCATATTACCATAACCTATTAACTGAAGGTGCGGATCGTTGGTGTCTTTTCCGGAAATAATATATCCATACTTTGACGCATCACCGTTGGTTTCCGCCAGTTTATGAGCAACCACATTTTGAATTACTTCTTTGAGTGTAGACTTATTCATTATTTTCCGTGCATTTTTAAGATTTCTTCGGCAGCAGCTTTTGCTTTCTTGGCCAGTTCAACTTCACGTTTTTCTTCTGGATTATTCATATCAGTTTCATCGTGATCTTTACCTTCAAATACTTTCCACATTTCATTTATCTTTTTATTACCATCTTTCTTGGCATAAAAAATCTTCCACATAGTAGCATATGCTTTACCTTCATCGTCCTTATACTGTTTCAGCAGTTTGTCGTGAAGTTTCTTTGGAAAATCCGGTGGAGCTTTTTCATCTAGTCTCCATTCTTGTGCTACACCAAGTGGAGCAAAATCATCTTTCATGACTTCTTCAACTACTTCACGTATAATTTTTTTAAGTTCTGATTTATTCATAATATTAATCCTGTTTAGTTGGTTTTATGTTAAACTCTTGTTGTAGCGTTTTTAGTATTTTTTCACGCATATCTTCCGTTTCATCCATATCAGAACCAGACACAGTTATATTAATATACAATGTTGGATTAGTTTCTGTTGGTGAAGTTATATATGACGCAGCAGTGCGAGTGTTCTTGGCTTTTGCCTTTTTAACAGCCTCAACTATTATTTTTCTTAGTTCTGCTTTAGTCATTATTTTTTTAGGTATATATAAATATAAACTATACTATAAAAAAGTATGATATAGTTGTGTTTCACTCAGGTGATAACCGGGGTTATAGGGGGTAGACAGAAACTTGTCAAGATAAAATAAAAAACCCCCACTTTTTATGGTGAGGGTTCTGTATAAGAACACTATAATAATATTAGAACTGTAGGATGCAGTAATCCATCGTCAGTGTAACTTCGATTGTCATTGCTTCGGCATTTGCCCAGTCCATGCTTTGGAAATTTACCGAGCTAGGAAATGCACCTTTCAAGTCCCACTTCTCAACAATGTCGCCAACAGGACCAAGAACTTGAATCTGGACATCCTTCTTGTACATATCAGCATATCCGTTACGACCAGTAACAGATTCGTGAGCAAGGCGAACCCATTCCATCACAGCCTGTGCGCCAGATGGCACGATTGGATCATATAATGTAATAGAAAGATCTTGCCATTCACTCTTTCCTTTGAGTTTACGTTTCAAATTGATATGATCTAGAGTAATTGAATTGTTCTGTATGCTTGGACGACCTGTAGCTTTGATTAGGTATGCAGGAATGCCGTCGATGTTCATAATGAAACGGTTTTGTACCTTGGGCTCGAAGGCCGTAAAGAATATTTGATTTTGATCTAGTAGCTCTGCCATAGTATTATCTTTCTGTTAATTGTTTATACAGGGTGTTTATCACGTATAATAAATAATAACAATAAACAGTATTTTTTATTTGACGCTAAATATATATAATCATAAACTGCTTTTAAACCGAAGAATACTATGGCCAGACCCAAGAAAAACCCAGACTTTGTAGAGCTAAAATGTAAAACTTGCAATACAGATTTCAGAGTGAAATGGCAGAAACGAAACAAGCAGAAGTATTGCTGTAAATCTTGTTCTAACAAAGACCCAGAAGTGTTAGCAAAAATGCGAGCGTCGCAGGTAGAAACCTCACTAAAAAAGTACGGCACGGATCATCCTATGAAGACTTCTGAAGTTGTAAATAATTTCAAGAACTCTATGATGACCAAATATGGTGTAGAACACGCATTGCAATCAAAAGCTATACTTGATAAAGCCAAATATACCAATGTACAAAACTATGGTGTAGAAAATGTATTGTCGTCAAAAAGTCCTGTAAGACAGCGGATAATGGAAACTTGGATTGAAAAGTACGGTGTGGACAATCCCGGCAAATCTAGAGATGTTATACAAAAACGAAGTAAACTCAAACAAGAGAACCATTATGAAAAACTAAAAACTCTGTTTAATTCGCAAAATGTAAAGTGGTTATGCAAACAAGAGGACTATGCGGGCTATCATTTCTCGCATAGATACAAGTTTAATTGTAAAAAATGTAATAATGGATTCGAGTCTACAGTATATGTGCCAACAGATGTGTTCTGTGAACTATGCCATCCTGAAAAGAAAGAAACCGCAGAAACTGGTTTGCAAGAGTTCTTGGTGTCTGAAGTAAAGGGTAAAACTATACTACGAAATAATAGAGTTGTGTTGGATGGCAAGGAGCTTGATTTTTACATCCCCGATCTTTCGTTCGCTATAGAATATAACGGGTTGTATTGGCACAGAGCCAGCCATCCCAGAATGTCAAAAAACTATCATCTGGAAAAGACTGAGAAGTGTGCCGAGAAAAATATACACCTCATTCATATACTTGAAAGCGAATGGAAGCATAAGCAGAATATTGTAAAGTCAATCATACGTCAGTATGTTGGCGGGCACGTTGCCAAGATCCACGGACGAGAATGCGAAATACGAAAAGTAGACACCAAAGAAAAGAATGAGTTCTTGAACAAGTGTCATATGCAAGGTGAGGACAAATCATCTGTCGCATATGGCTTATACTATAAAAACTCCTTGGTCAGCATAATGACGTTTTGTAGAAGTAGATTTGACCGAAAAGTTGAATGGGAAATATCAAGGTTCTGCAATGCGTTGAATACTCGTGTGCACGGTGGAGCAACAAAGTTGTTTAGTATATTCCTATTGGATTATAAGCCAAAGAGCGTAGTAAGCTACTCTGACCGCAGATTGTTCTCTGGAGACTTGTATTCTAAGCTAGGAATGACCTTTGAAGGAAATACAGCACAAGGTTATCATTATGTATCTCCCGACTTTAGTACAGTATTCAACCGACAGATGTTCCAAAAATCTAAACTGGCAAAAAAGTTAAAAACATTTGATCCCAACTTATCTGAATGGGAAAATATGAAACTGAACGGATTTGACCGTATATGGGATTGCGGTCATACAAAATGGATATGGAGAAGCTCTACAACTTCTCAATAAAAACTTCCAGATGATCTTTGGATATTCCCACATAAGGATTTTTGTTGGACTTCGGTAGTCCTTTGTTGGAATTGTATTCGCACTGTGTCCTGCGACCAGCGTGCATGTTTTTTTGTAATGCTTTTGCGTATTCGTCAAATGGCGAAAGAGTCCAACCACCTTTCTGCTTCAGTGCACCAGAAGGTCCGAGATAGCAGGTCAAATGATGCCAGATATTTCCTTTGTACTCAAAGATTCTGGGCGAAGGCTTTTGAGCCAACACCCACTTGGGCTTATCTCCGTGATTTGTTTCCCAATCAATACAATGTGCCTCCAACTTAGCATCATATTCGGGGTCTTCATATTCAGGATGTTTCTTATGATGAAAATACCATTCTTTGGTGGGAATGCTCCAATACTTTCCTGTGCTGGAAAAGTATTCATGATCAGGATGATTTTCGTCAATGATATTACCCTTGGCGTCTTTTAAGTAAATGAACTTGGTGCCTATTGACCAAGGATAGTTTGTCCATAATCCACCGCTGAGAAGAAAGAACTCATAATACGGCCAAAGAAACGCATAAAAGCCACGCTTGGCGGGAGGAGAATGATAGCCATCACAGTTCGAATCATATCCCTTTTGATTGACTGAACTAAGCCCACCAAACCGGGCAAACTTGATATTCTTTAGCATACCGACATATTATCACGCCGATATATTATGTCAAGATGTTTTTATTTGTTGTTTTCTAAGCTTTGAAAATGCCCTTGCGATGTCTATATGCACATCGTCCGAATACTTCTTGTATTTTAATGATATCTTTTTGATATATGGTTCAATATCTGGATATACTTTTAACGCTTTTGCAATCGCATATATATCATCTGCCGCGTCTTGAACATCCTTCTCATAATAACTATTGTTCATGGCGATTTCATCGACACTCATCTTATCGTCGTAAATCGCCGATATAGTGTCTTTTAGTTTATCTAACTTACCTTTTGCTCTTAGTATCTTAAATACAATATTTTCTTCACTTAGTTCGCCGCCCTTGTCTAATCCTGCTTGACGAAACTTGTATATCTTGTCAAGTAAATCTTTTAGCGGCTTTTCGCTGTCTGCATCCATCAAGTCGTCTATCTTCTTTGAGTACTCTTTATACTTCTTTTTTATAAGTGACTTGTTGAAGTTTGGACTTTCTTTCTTTGGTTCTTTTATCCATTCGTTTCGTAGAACACTATACTTTGATGCAGATACCTGTTCTGCCCCTATATCTTCAACATATAACTCAACATCAAAGTTTTTCATCACAATGTCGTGCTTGCTATTCCAACCAGTTTTAATCGCATCAAACATCGCCTGTGCGTCTTCTTTGCTCATATCAAGTTTGGAAAAATCAGTTGATATATGTAGATCAATATCTGAATATGGCGTCCAGTTATAATTGGTAATAGAACCAATAAGAAGTATGTCTTCTGTCTTGATGTTTATATCTTGGTTCTTTTTTAAGTCCTGCACAAAATCCATCGCGATCTTGATGAGCGATTTTCTTACTTCGTCATCAAGTCTCGCACCATCTTCATTGATGTTCCATATAGGAGCAAGTTTGTCGTTGTATAAAGGATAATTCATCTTCCACCTCGTCTGTTTGCTACATCCATCCATTTGATTACTTCATTGCGAACAACTTCTGCTATATCTTCTGAATACTGAGATATAGGAGTATCTGCTGCTGTAAGGTCTTTATGTTGATGTGCTACAATATTGTTTTTTATTAATACGTCTGCAAAAGCCTTGCACGCCTTTTCAAGCATAACCATGTCGGATACATGAAATTGTTCTTTTAGCAGCAAAGATTTTAGCGAAACGTGATTCATACAGACACAATCTGTTTAATCTTATTTATGCTGCTCGCCGCATCTTTATGTAAAATAGCAATTCTATTTTCACCGGAATTTTCCCAAGCAGTTATATTCTTGTCTGTATCATCAAGTAGTATATGAGTAAGTCTGACATCCGCTCTATCAATGATATATTGTGGCTTTGATACGCCGGACGAAGCAATAATAACTTGAACACTTGGGTCTATATGCTTGCGTATCCATGCAGTTTTCTGCTCTTTTATTTTTGTGCCGATGCCTGCACTCAGTACAACAGCGGGTGGATCTTTGAATCTATCTTTTATATAATCCCAAAGAACTTTAGCGTCTGGCAATGGTTCTAGGTCAAGCCAGAAATTAGGATTTTTATTTACTACTTTCCAAAAAGTGTTTTTGCCATTTTTTGCTTCATAGTCTTGAGGAGATAATCCGCCAGAAACTGCCTTGAATCCTTTATCAAGGTTTACAAGAACTCCGTCCATATCCACATACATTTGATATTTAAGTGGAGACTTTTCTTCTACTTCTTTCAATAGATTTTTTAGGAGTATATGCATATTTTATAAATATCACGGTTTTGTTGAATGCACAAGTTTTTTCTTTGAGTTTTCCCAAACTATCTCGACATCGTAACCGACCGACATTAACTTATTTGTTTTAATGGCATCTTTGTCCCATTTTTCTTTTGCTGTCATGCGCAAAGATTTATTATAATAATCTGATTTGTATTTTTTAGGATTGCAATGCCAATAATCCCCATAGCACTCAATTACTTTTTTGATCGAAGGTATATAAATGTCCACAGAACAATGAACGTCTTTTAGATATTTTTCAAGAACTGCATCTGGATATTTTAATAAAACAAGATCATACGTTTGTTTTTGAAACTTTGATATGCGTTTTCCGTTTGATAATATAGCAGAAGGGCTATCAAAATAGCACGCGGTTCCGTATTTTTTCATACAAGTATTTGCAGCTTTTTCTGGGTTGTTGTATTTATAATTTCCGTATTTTTCTAGTTTGGTTTTTGATATTTTCTCAACCGAGATTGGATCTTTCATAGGATTGTTGTCATTTATCCAAATTTTAAGTTTTTCTCTCTTTTCTTTTGAACTTCTGTTACATTCATTTGAGCAATATTGCTGCAATTTTCCAGATCTTGGGTGTAGTATTCTTTTATATCTGTCAAACGGTTTATTGCAATTTAAGCAATTTACAATTTCGTGATTTTGCGATTTTCTCCAAGCATACATTGCTTTTGTATCTATGAATCTTTTATTTCTGTGCTTCCAATCAACAGTAAAAGATTTACCGGTCCATTCGCAAATTTTATTTATTGACATTGGGTTTCCATAATTTGTTTTCATATAAATATAAATATATGAACCGGTAGGCAAAATGATGAAATCTTGCTATATAAAAAAGAAACCCACTAAAAAGTGGGTTTCTTGTAATCAATTTTTTATGATTTATGCGCTCGGAAAAACGGCACCCGAAGGGAGTACATTGAAGTCCAATACAATCATTTCAGCGGTACGTGTTGGCTGAATATAGATCTGACCATACAATATGCCACGATCAACTAGATCAGGTGTATTGTTGCTGTCGTCCATAACAACCTTGAAGGCATACACACCCGAACGCTGCTGTACGCTTTCCAAGTATGGATTGACGATGTTCAAGAAACGTTGACGAGTTGTTGCTACGTTCTGTTCAAACACTAGGAATCTTGAAGAAGAAGCGATGAACTTCTTCAACGCGATCAATAGACGGCGAACATTTACGCGATCCAATGCACTTGGATTACGTTGCAGTGTCTTCTGACCCCAAGCCACAACGCCTTGACCAGGAAACGCGGCGATTGGGTTTACGTGACCTTCATATAGAGTATCACGTTCAGTGTGTGTCAATCTATCTGCTACAGACACAGCCGTTGGGATACCGCCTCGATTTAGACCTGCTGGGGCAAACCACTCAGCGGCAACTTTATCGTTGGCGGCATAGACGCCCATCATTACTACTGAAGGAGGAACGTTCATGATCTTGTTACTATTGGTCTCAGTAACTTTGACCCAAGGATAATATGTTGCAGCATAGTTTGTATCAAACTGACCGGCCAGATCTACTACGTTTTGAATAGCAGTTGCACCGGCTGTTTGATTTGGAGCAATGTCCATGATATAGAATGCGTCGCCACGACGTTCGCACATATCAACGATTGAAGTTGCTACATATGCGTGGTCTTCGTAGTTAATGCCGGGAACAGTGATGAGGTTGAAATCAAACTCATCCGCATTGCTTAAAGCAGCAATTGATTGTCTATAAGCATATGTACCACGACTTGTTGACGTAGAGCAATCTAGTCCCTGTTGATTTGTTGGCAATATATCATTACCAATTAATACTGGAACAGATGGCGATTGACCATCAAATCCACCTTGGAATCCTAGAACAAAACGACGCTTCTTAACATTTGTATTTTCTTGAGAAGCAACATACAATGGAGAAACTCCGCAATATGTTTCTAGGTCAAACGCAACATTAGCTCCTACCGCAGAACCTTGTGGTACTGGAGCGAAGTATTGCTTATTGTCTAGTTCTGGACCGACGCTAGATCCATTTGGATATAGAGCAGCAAGATCCGCGTCTGCTTGTGCTGGTGCTGGTTGGAATACTACACCAGAAGCATATCTACCTGGCTGTAACAAGTACGCCGAGGCAGAGCAGTATTGCATCGCAGGAATCTTGCCCAAACGAGCATAATCACCGCCGACTGGTGTGGCATATGGACCAAATCCATATGGAATTGCGTCAACTGGCCATGGAGCAGTTGCCATTTCAACACGAACATATTTGCTCTTTTGTGGGAAGTCTCCAAATTCCAGAATCTTACCGTTGAAGTCGATATAGTTGTATGTGTCACCAATACGACGAGCAACATAATTTGCACTATTGACATCCAAGTTTAGATTATCAAAACGTTCTAGATATACAGGCTTTAGGTCTGTATCACTATAGCTGCGAACCGCCAACGTGAATGAACCATACGAGGTGCCAGGTACAGAACCAGGTGACTTTACGTTTGATATTTCAAGTTTATATGCTGTATTTGCAGCGGTGCCATCTGTCAGAGTATGTACCTTGAATAGATCATATGCAGCACTCGAAGACACTCCGCTACCAGTAAAGGCAGCAATTAGCTGTGAGCGAATGAACGGAGTATATGCATTTGTGAGATCAAATGCGGAAGTTCCATCTGCTGGCTCAATACCATCTTCAAAATCCATTGCGTCGCGAGAAAAAATAGCAATCTTCCAGCTACCAGAAGCAAGCATTTGATTTATAATTGTTTTGGTACGATGTTTGAAGTTTTTGTATGTGTATGCTGCTTCAATCTTTTGACCAGCAGCAACAGGAACATAACCAGCTTTTGGATCAGTACCAAACACGTTTGTAATATATTTGTTTGATTCTTCGTCCAATGAGAACTGATATGTACCATAAGAAGAACTTGCCGTATTTCCGCTTCCATCTGTATAGATAGTGTTTAACGCCAACGAGAAATCGGCGGTGACAGAAACGACCGACGATGTTGATAGCAAAGATCCGCTGAATCCATATAGATTCTGACTGCGATCATATGCGGTATTTGCCAATACGGCCAACAATACGCTATCACTTCCGGTGGCATAAGAAGAACTTCCACACCCATCCTCGGTCAATCCAACACCTGGAGTAAATGCGTTTGGATTGAACGCACCATATGAGCCAGTTAATACACCTTCAATTTCAAGTTCAAAATCGCAAGCACCTGGTATGCGGCGGATTGTCAATGAAGACAATCTTGAACCGTTCCAAGGAGCATCGCCAGAAATAGTGAATGAGGTATTTGTCGCAGAAGCTGTGGCAAAGAAGTAATCCAAGCAACCATCGGAAGCAGTAACTGCTCCGTATAGGTTTGTTGAAGAGCTTGCAAATGTAGCAACTTGTAGTGTACCAACTTCGATGGTTTCATCCTCATAGAAACCGCTATCAAATGTTACGCTAACGCTACCAGTAATTTTGAATACGCTATTTGCCGCAGAATTTGGATATAATGTTGCGTCAAGTAGAGAACCAGAAACTACCGAATTTTCTTGAAAGCGTCCATATTGACCAGGTGTAGCTGTGACAAACAATGCTTTCTGTTGATTGTATCCAGAAAGACCGCCAACGCGGACAACTGTGACTTGTCCTTGCTGACGAAGATATTGCTGGGCTGTGATTGGGCCGTATAGTGTGCCGTCCGCATCACCGAAGATGGTGCTTAAATCACCTTCGCTGTTAATTACGGTTGGTGAAAATCCCGGTCCTTTTGGGAATGGGGCTACTACCACGCCGCCGATTGCTGCTACGCCCTGTGCAAGAAACGATTGATCTACTTCTCTGGTGAATACACCAGGCGAAACGATTCGTTCTGAAGGGCTATATGTTCCATTTTGTTCGATTGCCATAGTTTTTTAACTCCTATATAAAAAGTTGTAAATATAAATATGACACTAATTTTTCAAACAATAAAAAATCCTCCACTAATATGGAGGATTTTGGGTATTATAATAAATATAACTATTATTACGATCTTGGCGTAAATGCGCCTGTATTAATATCAAACGTACCTTCGCCATACTTGGCTACGATCTTATCCAAAAATACTTTTTCTTGGGCTTCTATAGCAGCCAATCGTTCATTAAGTCGCTTTTCTGTTTTGGCTATTTCACGCTTTTGCATTTCTAATTGACCAAGCGAAATAGTAGCTTGTTCATATGCTTCGCGAATAGCAGTTAGTTCTTGTATTTCTACTGCATCAAATATTTTTTGCTCAAGTGATGCAGGCTGTTGTATGTTTGGTGTATTTAGTTCCATAATGTTTTATAACGGTTTATATATGTATATATACAGAATTTTGTATAAAAAATCAAGTATTTTAATTCCAAGGTGCTGGCAATCCTTGTGTGGTTTGTGCCGTTGAAGCAATTACTTGTTCAATAAGATTGTCTGTTATTTTTTGCGTATCAAGAAATTGTTCGGTCCAACCTTGTACAATTTGTTGTGTAAGTTGATTAAAAGGTACTATAGAATTTAATTCACCTAGTACGAGTCGTACTATACCCACATTGGATGCTGAAGAAGCGCTATCCGTAGCAGTTACAACATAACCGTAACTATAAACTACATCGTTTAAACCATTATATGTGTTATACACATTGAAGTTGTTATATTGCCATGATATATTCATATGTTTTATTTTTTAATATTTTATTACTATATAGCCTTGAACACCACTCCCGCCTCCACCTTGGCCATAATTACTAGTATAGTCAGGATCGGTATTATTTCCCGGATTGGTTCCGCTACCGCTTATATTTGATACAAGATAGCCTCCTTCAAAGCCAGAAGTTGCGCCGCCACCTCCAGCACCTTGCCCACCACCCCCACCACCAGCATATCCACTACCACCCCCACCAGATTCTACGGTCGAGGTTTGATAATTTGGAGGGTCTTCTTCATCTGGGCATGAATTATCTCTACCTGGCTCGCCACCAGCCATAATGGATCCAGAAAAATTAGCATTAGCCCCAGCCGTAGGGTCTTCATCGTGACAGCCGGTACAATAAGCATTTCCGCCAAGACTACTTGTACCACCCCCAACACCACCATTCCCACTTTCTCCCGCGCCACCTCCACCTCCCGCAATAAAATACGAATCTACATTTTTATATATTCTAGATCCTCCCCCACCAGCCCCCGCATGAATTTTTCCTCTCGGAATGTCGCAATTTTCCGTTAAATTTCTAGCGAGACCCCCCGCTCCTATATCTATATTTAACACATCGTTTGGTGCAACACTTAAGTAACCTCCGATAAATCCACTACCGCCACCAGTTCTGGTATCTCCGTTACCACCACCTCCTCCTGCCCACAATTTTACATATAGTTGAGTAACATTATATGGAACCGTCCAAGTTGTAGTAGAAGTAAAATTTACGGTATTTGTAAATGTTTGGCCCGGCAACGAAACATTTATGGAATTCATGCTCATAAGCAATATCAAACCAGTCCAGTACCTGTTACATAAAATGTATTGCTTGATACACAAGTAATGCTTGCAATACCATATAATGCCAAAGTTCTGCTTCCTGTATTTGAGGTGCCCGCCTGACGTAATAATACAGAAGATCCTTGTGTAATTGATAATGTACTTGAGCCGCTGTTTATGACGGTAACAACATCACCAATATTAAATACAGAAGCAGGTACGGTTATGCTTGCGGTAGTGAATATATGTTTTCCATTATCTGTTCCGACAAGAGTATATCCGGCAGTTTGCAAATTTTGAGGGATGTCTCTTACATTTCCATTAAAATCAAGTATAGATCCAGTAACAAACAAAGACCCGGTGATAAGTACACTCCCATTAACATCCAAAGAAGAATTTGGAGTGCCTTTATTTATACCTATGCTGCCGGAAGTAAGAATAGACCCTGTTATAAACATGCTACCGCTCATACTCAATGAACCGGTTATGAACACACTACCACTTATATCCAACGCGGCATTATGTAATGGAGATTTTCTTACACCAACACTGCTGCCAGTAACAACCAGAGCATTTGTATTATATCGTCCCATTACTACTCTGTCGTCGCTGAATACTTCTAAAATAGGTAATCCAGAAATATCACTTACTGCCATCAAGCTACCAGAAAGACTATCTGATATGCTAAACAAACTTCCTGAATTACCAAGAAAAGCAATACTACCTGAAGTTAATACTTCTAATCTTATTGTATTAGCCTGACTGCCGCTGAATTGTATAACAGGAGCAGCAGTTGTAGAACTTCTATTTGGAATTATAAGAATGTCTGACGGCATAATTTATTATATATAAATATAGATATATAAAATTATTGTGGTTATTATAAACCAAAACGTGATCTTGTTGAGTCGTAGTTTTGAAGGATTTCTGCATCAGATAATGCTCGATTATATATCATTACATTTCCAGTTTTATGATTTCCATATTTTCCATAAATACTGGCATCATTTCTTGCTATATCAACATATATTGATGTAGAAGTGCTGG